TATCAAAACCAGAATGCCTATAACGGGAAGAAGGGAAATACAATCAATTAGAAGTCGTTGTTTGTCATTCATAACATAATAGAGATTAGAATACAAATATAAACATTATTTATATAAGACACCCCTCTATAACAGAAATATCTGACAAATAAGAAACAAACTATTATTACAATTATAAACCCAAAGAGTGACTATTCAGTCGCCTTTTCCATAAACAGTCAACAAATATCCACTAATCATCAGTAAAACATATATCTACTATCGCACGTTTAACAACGCTCTCTTATCTCCGACAAAACCTCAGCCACACAAAAGCTGAGGTCCAGCATGTTCCTTTCAATATATACAATCAATTAAAGCACACAATAATGGCTGAAAGTAACCAAGATAAGCATCCAACTTTCCCTCAAACATCTTCTCTAACATATCTGACTTGCAAATATTTATGACAATAGCCTGCCTTCCTACTCAGTCTTAAACTGGCTTAAAACTCTTTACTCAATAGTTCTGCAGAAACAGCTTTGTGTTCTTTAACCCAGTATCCATCGTTTTTTCAATTATAAAGGTAAAAAACAACTCGGATATCTTATATCCGAGTTATCATTTACACAATCTTATGAATGGTACCGATTTTTCATATCAATTACTTATTGACATTCATTTCCATCAATTATGTAATTTTCCCCAATAGGGAAAAAGAAAATTGTCATTCAACAGATTCACCTTTTTCGTTCAGAAGAACCGTTACCTCTTCAGCGGACTGGTCATCTTTAGTAAGAACCAATACGACTTTATAAACCTTGCCGATTTCTTTCTCTGCAACAAACACTTCTTTTATTGTAGCCCTCTCATAGTCCTTTGCCAATGTGTTTACTACAGCCTGGGGAAGATCTTTCACTTCGATTTTTGTAAATTCATCTTGGGGATCTTGCAAAGCCTGAATTACAGACTGTACTTCTGATGTAACGTGAGCGAATGCTACTGAACTACCTAATCCCACAACCACTGCTAATGCTACTAATACTTTTTTCATAATCGTAATTTTTAAATGGATATTAATTTTATGCCTTTCATTACAGTAATTATAGAACAAAACAAATGCCAAAACAGAAATGAGAATATAATAACCTATTAAATAGGGTTTTAATAAAGAAGCAAGGAATTATCATGTGTAGAAATGTGTAGAACAGAATACCACATAAGGGGAATAATACCACAGTAGAATAGCTTTAATTTCCTGAAATGAGAGATGACATTAAAAGTTACATAAACCTTGGATAACAATAAAGTCCGTACTTGGGAAAGTCTGGACTAAGGAAAAGGAACTTTCTTATGCCTTATTCCCTCCATAAGACTGAACAAAATTACAAAAAAGAGACAATAAGATACATAAAACGGACATTAAAACAATTTTTCTATGCCTATATTTGAGAAAAAGAAAAAAGAGAGCTACTTTAGCCTAAAATTTCATATCAAAGCACCTTTATCTGTAGCAGTTTCAAAAAAACGCATTTTTTTAAGCTTTGTATGTTTCGTTTAAGGCCACCTTCCTTTTGAGCGCAAGAGGAAGGTGTTTTTTTCAATCCCTTTCCACGTATCATTACCCATCTTGCGATTCTTTGTCACTACGCTTCTTCTTCTCTCACTGTTTCAGCTCCAACTCCATTTTTAAATCCAGATTAGTTTTTTCAACATCAATTATTCATCCTGCGCCTTACGAAGCCGTTCAAGCTGTTTCACAAATCGCCATTTCTTCTCTGAAACCCACTTCTGAATGAACATGTTGCACTCCCGCCTTGAACTCCTCGCCATCCACATCAATGATATTACCGCCATATCCACTTGATAATTTGTCTATGTTATCTTTTCATTATTTTCTTGAAATCAATTTCAATTTGTCGTCCCATGTTTACTATAGCACTATCCACCTTATGTATTTCTGCCGGTGTAACAGCGTCCTTGTATCTGGCTTTGCCCAACTTGAATTTCATGTCGTCCAAAGTCCCCGATATGTTCAAACCTAATTTGAACGGTACCGGTGATTTCAAGATGGAAATATGATAGTCAAAGTTCATATCCAATCCTTGCGTACCCCCTACCGCCGCTTTGTAACGGTCCATCGAAACTTCAAAAGGATAGATTGTCACTTTACCGTCTCTGATACTAATATTTGCTGAAATACTATCGATTAAATTCTTCTTTTTGTTCTTGAAAAAGAATTTCTTTGAGATTTCAGCGAAAGTCTCACCGTCCATCAGTACAAGACTGTCCCCTTTTACATGAATGGCCGAGCGCAAGGTCGGTATCTTGATGTTAAGGTTGGAATCTAATGCCGCAGCTGCCGCCATATTGAAATCCACAGTTCCTTCGAATGAACGTAACATGGGCACGATTGTATCCAAAGAGGGTGCAAGGTCGACCAACTTTCCTATGTTAATGTTATGCAAGCGGAAATCAAAACCCGCAAATCCTTGTTCCGGACGTTTTGCCTGATAAACAAGCGTAGTGTTCATTTCCGAACCCATACCCTTCATGCTAAGCTCCTTCAGGTACACAGATTGGTTACGAATATCTACGGCCCCGTGGACATCATTGAAGATCACTTTTTCATAAAATACTTGTCGGAAATGGGTTTGCAATTCAAAGTCTAACTTCGGTGGTATGACAAACAATTTGAGATTCGTAGAAATTGTATCTGTTTCTGCCATAATTGTATCCGAGGGAAAGGATATTGAATGTATCAGCTGGTTGCAGTCTAAATGCTCCGACGAAACATTCAGCTTGGCACGTAAAACTTTGTGATGTTTCGCAGCTCCATACAAATCATGGATTACCCCACTTGCCGTAATGTCAGATCTACCTATACGCATGGTAGCGTTACGTAAGGTGACAGTACGGTTTCCCACTGTTACAGCGGTTTTTTGCATATGTATGGGAAGTGCACATTCCGGAATACAGACAGCCATATGATTAAACCCCACGATGCCATCGGGCATCCACAATGAATCACGTATTTTTTCTGCGGTGATTCCTATACCTGCTTTGTTCATTCCAGCTTTGACTCCTCCCATGCGACAAAACAAGGTGTCTGTCTCCATAACAAGTTCTATTTGGGGCTTGCTTGGATTATGTTCCCCCGGCTGTACTTTCAATGTAGCAGAGGATTTTCCGCAAAACAAACCAAGAGAATCCCCTAAAGCAACTTTTAGCTTGTGCATTTCCATTTTACATTCTACCTGAGCCATTCGGGTTGTGTCTTTGGAAGGAATGGTCCTGACGGTAGCCACAAGACTTTTCATATCAGAGTCTAATTGAGGAGAACGGAGAATCATATCCTTGATTTGGGCATGCCCCCCTAACCATTCATTGCCGGCAAAGGCCAAAGATGCGTTACTTATGAACTCAAAATTCCTCTGAGTATCACGTAGCATGAATTTATCAGTCTTGAGTTTTCCTTCAGCCGTGATACGTCCCCAATCCCGCTTCTTTATAGAGGACATACGGCAGCGTACTCCCAAATCGGTTTCCATTTCCCCTTCCATACTGATGCTTTCTTGTAATGGAAAAGCATGCTTCAGCGCATTCAGGTCTATGGTTGATTCAGCATGGAAAGTGATATCGGGATCAGCCAACAGATTCTCTACTTTCATATCAGCCTGTATGCTGGTATTTGCCCCTTTAAAATGGAATGCCTTCAGATTCAGATAGGAGGGGCTATCGTGCATCAGATCTATTTGAGCAAAAAAATCGGCTTCTAATTTGTCTATGCCATAAGGCAATCCGGCATACCGGGCAGAGGCATCCTTAATTTTGATGTCCAATGTGGCCAATGGTAATTTTTGTTTTCCATAGGTTCCTTTCAGCTCTCCTTTGAAAGCAACCTCTCCTTTGACAGATACCTCTTTCTTTTGCAGAATACTTTCTGGAATCATGTGCAATACGGTTTCCAACGAAGGAGCGTGCAACCCATATTGCAGGTCTAAATCAAGGGTTTGGGCTATTGCATCATGACGCAATGTTCCCTTTACCCCTAATTTAGTACCGTTTATATTGATTAGAGCGTCACGCAGAAGGAGAGTGCGATGAACGGCATCCAGTTCAATGTCAGTCCTCAGATGAATGCCGACACGATTAGTTATCAGTTGCCCATTTTGCCAGAAAAGGACATTCTTGTTCTTGAAATCCAAAGCCAATACAGAATGTTCCTTTTTCATGTTTGCCTTCAAGTCCAGATTCATGTCCCATAGATTGGCAAAGATATGTGTGTCTCGGTCATCCATGGTTACCGTAGCATGTTTTATGGCAACCTGTTCGACATTAAGTTCATTCACATGCCTGGCCGTATCTGTTGATGATGAAGCTATATTTGTCGTGTCGGGGAACAAAATGTCCCAATTTGCAGCTCCAGTCCCGTCCTTGTATGCATAGATATTGGCACTGTCTAAGGCAAGCTGATGGATATTTACCTTTTGCTGTTGCAAATAATCCATTACATCAATTACCAATACGGCTTTCTTGAAAGACAATAATGTGTCAGTCCTTTGCCACATGGTGTCACGGATAACCTTTGAAACCAATGTTCCGTCTTTCAGTTTCAATCCGAGCCGTGGAAAGGTGGAAAAGAAAGTAAGTTCTACATCTTTTATATCCAATTTTGCATTCAAATTCTGATTGGCAGTTTTCAATACCACCGGAGTTAACTTTTCAGAAGTAAACACAAAATTCAGAGCAATTGCAATTACTATAAAGGCGGCTATAATCAGCCCTCCTGATATAATGCCGGATATTTTTAAAATTTTTCTAGTTTGTTTTTCCATATCTTGATAAAAAGACACTTGCAAATCTACATATAAAGCATCGATAAATCAGCAGCCGACAATGTCTAAAAGCAAATAAAAAGAGTTTATGATTTTTTTTTCGGAATTAATGAACAGTACTGCATACTTCTCAGAGTAGATAAACACAGATTGATTTTTTATATCTTGCCTCATTAGAAATATAAAGCCTTTAAATAAAGTGTATCCAATCCTCATAGACTAAGCCTGCTTTCATTATTCCCCCAAAGAATAATGAAAGCAGTATTGACTAACTATACAAGATTGCAGCATTCAGTCGAAAACTGTAATCCTCCAAAATGAAAAACATCCCGATGCTTCACAGACCGGGATGCAATACTAAACAAAGAGAGTTTCCGAATGAAAATCAATATGAACAAAATAACTTTAAACCTTAATGAAACTAATACCTATTGTCTAACCATAACAACTATAAGTTACTGATAAATTTTAGGACATAAACCATAGTACAAAATTGATGCCAAAATGGCAATGTAACAATGTTGCATTCATTTTCAGCAATATAAAGCAAACTCTTTTTTACTTCCTTGTGGAATATCGTGGCGCATTCCACAGTATTGTAGAATAACTCCACAGTTTTAAGTAAGAGCTACTGACTCCCATTCGCTCCAAGTAAACGCACGAAAGTTCTTATACCTCCGTTTCCTCCCATTGTACTCATAATTTGAGTTATCCAAGCAGGGGAATAACCGGTTGTCGCTATGAAGCTATATCCATTTGGAATTGGGCATTTAACAAGTTTATGACAAATGCGGTATTTTTTTATTGTATAGTGTGCCTCGGCTTATGTCGAGGCTTTTTGTTTCATAATGAAAGCCTTCTCTTCTTTAGATTGAGGAGGGAAGGCTTTATACAGCTAAACAAGAATCATAAGCCTCACGGCTTCATGTGTACAAATATAATGCCTGCTTTTATCTTTTTAAAGGATGAGTGTTCTGAATTTATAGTCAAGTCCTCTGTTTTTTTACTATGGAAATCACACTGATATTTTTTTATATTCCGAATCTCCTTACCTTTGTGTAATTATATCTGCTTATTTCAATGAAAACTGAATTGATAGAGAATATAGCTTTTACAAAGGAAGACTATATTCAAAAGACAACGAATGAGAGCATGCCTTCCTTTGATGAGCTCTTGGATACCATAGTCGCATTTGTGGAGGAGAACGGCGGTAGTCTGGAGGATGCCGTTGATATGGCGAACGATACGTATTTTCAATTATAAATGATTAGATAAAGCAATTATGGCAGAAGAGAGTAAATATGCATACGACGAGGAATCCGTCAAGGTAATAATTGAATGGGCACAAACAGCCCAATTACCCAAAAAGGTGATGCTAAGTGAGGCGGAACATATCTTTGACACCTCTCTGTATGTTAATGCGAATATCTGCGATATTAAGCAACATTATCCGGATGCATTCTATAATCCGGCCATTGATAGATTGTGTCGGTTGAAGGAAATAATAGAAGGAGCGGCTAAATAGTCGCTCTTTTCATATCTTAAGTATAATAAAAGTCATCCTCTCTTTTCGCTAAAAGAGAGGATGATACAAACAAAACAAACATTTTTTGTGTCTTCACAGACACAAAAGAATAAAAATGTAAAATGTTCAGGAGAACATTTATATATGCAAAAGTATGACATGTTTTTTTATAAAACAGGACAAAATATATAAAAGTCTACAAATAATATTTAAGGAAGGTAGAGCTGTGCATAGATTTTATTGCTTTTGAATAAATTATACAATTTATCAGCCTGATGTGCTACATTGAGAGATGGCCATTATGGATAACTGGGAGCTGATATTGGGTAATTGATATAAAAATCCCAGGTACGCTCGAATGGTCTAATTCCACTTCTGCAAATCGCCCTCATACTTTACAAATGTTTTTGATGCAGGTCTATATAGCTTTTCTGATTTATTTTTGTTTTTGCAATTTTTCGGCAATTATTTAGCCCCAAAAGTGAAACTATTTTTAATTTGCTTGTTTTTCGTAAGTACTTGTTGCACCTAAAAAAGCACTTCCAACGTTCGCTTACGGAGGAAGTGCTTCACACAAAAACTAAACTAGACTTATTGTATTGAAAATATAGCTATAATCTGTGTATCACTTCTTTATAGGCTGGTTTAAATCTGATGTCGACAATAAATAGGAAAAATCAGCTCATGTTTTGTTGTATAACGTTACTTTTCTCAATGTTCTCTAGAACCTCGTCGATGAAAAGCGAACGATAGTGCGGACATTCCAGTACACCCTTTTCTTTCGCTTCCCGGTATACCTTGGAGAACAGTTTTGCTTTCTCCTTGTCGGTGGTCGGCAACTTATCTATGGGAGTGGCAAGGAACCGACACCCCCAGCCTTTGCAGGTAGGGGTGAGGGAACAATGGTTTGGAGTTTTCCACTGACATGAGCATTCGGTAATTATTTGATTCATATTTGCTATAATCGAATTGACATCAATCTTTGTGCTCATACATGTCTATTGTCTTGAAGAAATCATCCTCGTAATTATAGATGTCATCTAGGGTTTCAATAACATGTTTCACATCTTTCTTGTTTTCATCAATAGTGGCTACATACTTAGTGGCTGTATTGAAATACATACGACAAATAGGTTTGCGATTGTTGTCATCAAGCAGAATACTGAAATAAGTCTGTGCATCACGATATACTATGCGGGATATATCTACTTTCTTTCTACAGATAGCTTTTACAATTCTGTATGCATCTAACTCTTCTTCTGTAGTGACAATCTTGGATTCTGTATTTACTTCTTCTGTAGTCTCTTCTGATGTGTTTCCACTGTTTTTTGTTTGGCTTTCCTCTATTTTGGAATCACTAACTGTCAAAGCTCCTTTCAAACGGTCATTAATAATATCGTTGATATGTGAAGAGATAGCGCGTTTGACTAAAGGTGTGAATTGGTCTATTATATTTTGAAGCATTCTACCTTCATAAACTTTGGTAGCAAACATTTTCACAAAATCAGTGCTAGGCGAGGAGAATTCTTCTTGGATAATAGCCTTTAATTCTCCCATGTACTTTAATTCGCTGGCTGAGTTCAGAATATTGTCCACATCAAAGTATGATTTATGGAATTTTTTCAGTTCCTCGATTTGATTATCCCTTAAATCCGTAATATCCACTTCCAAAAAAGGCTTATCATCCATTATATTGGGTTCTTTCAAATCTGTATAGAAGCGGTAGATAATTCCATTGGTCAAAAGTCCGAACTTAGCTTTTGATACGTTGAAATAGCGTAGTAGTTGGTTATCATGTAGGTTTAAATCTTGCTTCCAATGCTTACATTCAATCAGCAATATAGGCTGGTCGTCCTTCATGATGGCATAATCAATCTTTTCTCCTTTCTTGGTCCCAATATCGCAGGTCATTTCTGGCAATACTTCCAAAGGATTGAACACATCATATCCCAGAGCATTAATAAAGGGCATGATGAAAGCATTTTTAGTAGCTTCTTCTGTCTGAATGTTATCTTTCAGCTTTTCAATTCTATCAGCAAGCTGTTTAATAGTGTCTTTAAAATCCATAGTATTTTACTTTTTAGATTGATATTATAGTCTCATATTGCGTTCAACAACCTTAATCACGTTGTATATCTCCACTACATCATCAAGGTTAACGGTGTAGTCATTGAATAACTCATTGAGCGAGTGGCAGGTGATATTACCTTTATCATCTTGGGCCGTGATTTGCTTGATGGATATGCCGTTTGTACGGTGTACAATAACGAAGTACCAGTCGTTAATATGAAGTTTGGGAAGCCAAAGGTCACGTCTTACTTCCCTTGCTAAAACCTTGTCACCATCGCAGATGGCAAGCCTGCTGTTGTCATCCATACTGTCACCTTCTGCTTCAAATATGCGGTATTTTCCGTGATAGGTCTTATCTACGATTACCGGCATTGTGGGCAAGGTGTCTATATATTCGGTATCTCCATATCCGGCGAGATAACCACATTGTGCTTTGATGTGTATAACGGGCACGTTCATGTAGCTTAAATCGTCAACTGGGCGGGCGTTGGAGTGGTACGTCTGTGATGGAGCATCGGTAAGCATATTTCCTTCACCAGTTAGTAGCCATTCTAAATTGTATGCAGGGAATGCACTAACTATCTTTTCACATGTTGCACGTGAAGGTGTACGATGCTCGTTAATAATGCGAGTGATAGTTACATTATTAGATATACCAATAGCTTTACTGAATGAATTCTTATTCAAGCCTTCTTTTTCAATAATAAATTCAACTCTTTTCCAAGCTTCCATATTTGAATATACTAACAGTTAGTTAAATGTTGTAAATAAACTAACTTTTAGATAGTAAAAGTTTGTATTTGTACTAACTGTTAGTATCTTTGCAACATCAACGTCAACAACGACTACAAAATAATGAAAAATAGTTGAGTTGGCAAAATTAAAGTAATACCTAAAAAGGAGTAGTTCTTTGATTTATTGATGTTGCAAATTTAAAAAGGGGTAGTATTTCTACCACCCTTTCAGTTCTTAACCTCTATGGGTTCGTTCTGACGGCTGTCTATTTGAAAGGATGCAATAATTACAGACTTGCAAGCCACTTCTTGCCTGATTTGGTGAATGTCCATAGGTAAATACCGCCTACTATTGCTACTCCTACTGCGAAAACGAATATTAATACTTCCATACTATTTTAATATTTTGTTTGCCAGCAATGCCGACAATACGGTTAATACTATTCCAAACATAGCAACGAGCCACATTGTTGCGTTTTGGGTGTCAGAGAACAAAGGTAGTGTAATTCCTATGACCAACCCAGCGAAAGAAAGTTTGGATAAGTCGAAGAAATATCCTGCGAGTTTGTCTCGTCTAGTCTTATCTTTTTCTTTCCGTTCTTGCTTTACTGCTTGTTGTTCGCTCCAGTTCCCCATAGTTATTTCTTTGAAAGGTTCTCGATGGTACGTTGCTGGCTCTCTATGACGGAGAACAGGCGTTCGTTGGTGATGGGGGTTGGTACTTCTGATTGTCTTGGTAATGAAATTCCAATCAATTCTGATAGGTCTATATTCGTTGCCTTAGATATAATCATCACCTCTTCTACGCTACGCTTCATTAAGTCGTCATATCGTGGCATATTGTTGGGGTGAATACCTAAGGCATCGGATACAACTTTATAGGCTATTCCCTTTTCTTTCAGCAATTCTCTTAAGGTCATACAATCATATTATATTTTATTAACTAATAAATATATCATAATTGATTGTTATAATCAAAAATGATAGTATATTTGCAACGTCAACAACGACAACAGCAGCAAAGATGCGAAGTTTGAGTGAGATAACCAAAAAAACAACATACCTAAAAAGGAGTAAGACAATGAAAAAGTACGATTTACACAAGATTATGAAAGCGGCTCACGAGATATACAGAAAGTATTTCAAGCTATACCAGCTTACTCACGGTGTACAGACTTTCGGTGATTGCTTGAAACTCGCTTGGGCTAACGAAAAGAAACGTGTTGCTGATGAAGAAGCGAGAAAGGCTGAGAAAGAAGTAATGAAAGCAGCTTTGGTACGACCGGAAAGAAGAAGTTCTTATGATTACTGCAACGCTCCAGCTTCAGCTTACTACAATCAGAACAGCAAAGGTGCCTTCGGTTCCCGTTACGTAGGCGATTAAGATAATTATTCGCAGAAAAGGCAGCTACATATACCATGCAGAACAGCTGTACGCTTAACATGAATACTTGCGCAAGTGGCGTGCAAAGCCTTGCATGGGCGAATTGAAAGATTCTCCGTCCGGTCATTGAGCCTACCCTTTGATGGGAGACGGAGAACGAGATGGAGTGATTGCCCTAAGCAATCCGTTCCAGAAAGCGATACTGGCGCTTACCCTCAATCCCAGCATAGAGGACGCGAGAGATACCCGGAGTAGCAAGAATTTGCGACGATGTCTGAATGGAAGTTCAGAACGAGCGAAAGATTTGCAACGGTGCGAAATAAGAAGCCGACATGCCCCGAACGGTCATGCAGCGAAGTACAGTAGCTGATAACTCCGGTGGGAAGAGCAGAGAGAGCTTATCGGGGCACGAATATTAATCGAAAATAGAGAGAATATGAATGAAATAATAGATTACATTAAGGATTCACCAATCGAGTATGCGATTGATGCCTTGTCTGTAAATTATGTGATACAGACTATTGTTCAAATGGTACTGTTCCCCTTTGTGCTATACTTTTGTTGGAGGGTTTTTAAAAAGATACTTCGTAACATGAAATAATTAACAGAAACTCCTTACAATAGTATATGTAACCAATACGATGATAAACAGCAGGAATGAAACATACGAACATCCTTCACAGAATACGAAGATTTTTCTTTTTGGTATGCTTTCATATACGTAAGCTTGACCGTGCGGTAATTCCCCGTTATGATATTTTCTTAGGTATTCCCGATAGGTGCGCACAGCTTGATTGCTCAACACTCTATTCTCGTATAAAGATATTCCAGAGAAAAGGATACAGAGTGCATTTACGCATATTGCAGTCACAAGGAGAAGCTTGTTGCAAAGACTGTCCTCTGAAGGACTGCTTAAAGAAATGATTACTGCAAAGGTGGTTGAAGCTACCATTAAAAGTGTTGTTTGTATTTTGAATACCCATTCTGTTCGTTCATCCAGAGAACGCATGTAGAGTCTGATTAGATTTCTTTCACTACTCATGCTTACTTAATTTTAAATGTGGCAATGCAAAGTTAAGTAAATCTCCCGAATAAAGCGTGATGCCGCCAATCGGATTGGCTCGGGAGAGCTCAAATACTAATCATTAAAATTTTATAGCGATGAAAAAGCGAATAATCACAGAAAACTACACTCCGGCTTTGAGAGATATGGAGGTAGGGGAAGTTCTAACTTTTCCGGTTAAGGCGTATAATTCCATAAAGGGGACAATTATCCCCCGATTGAGATTGGAGTTCTGCGTTGAGGATGCTGACTGGAAAGTAGGGGAGGTTGACAAGAGGAAAGGTATTTTTGATGTGGAAAGGGTCGCATGATGATTTCCCTTTCTCCTACGGAACTGCTTGTCGCGAATGAGTACTGCAAGGGGCTTGCCGACAAGGAGGTGGCGGGCAATCTGAATAAATCGGTTTGGACTGTCAAGACCCAGAAAAGAACGATATACCGGAAGTTGGGTATTTCCAAAGATACGGAACTGCTTCTGTATATGATTTGCGATAGGCTTAAGCGTGATTTTGACTTGAAGGAATTACGCAGACACGGGCTTGAATTCCTATTTTCCATTCTATTCTTATTGATGCAGGTCACTTGCAATGATATTGATTTACGGAGAATGAGAATACCATCACGGGTACGGACAGCCATGCGATATATAAGGACTGGCCGAAAGAATAATAACGACTTTATTTTTTAACGGTATGATATACGAAGTGAATGGTGATTTACGCAGTTCCATGTTGATTGACGGGACAGCGGAGGCGAGATTGGCAGACATCCTCACTATTATGGATAAGCGCACTTTCCCAAAGAGAGAATCTGAAAAAATAGTAGGAGGTCCGGGCAGGTTAAGAGTGTTGGTAAATACTCAAAGAGTGAGAGTTGAGTATAAATCTAATGGGAGAAGCTATTACAATGCTTCGGATGTGTTGAGCTTTGCAAAAGTAAGAAAGGGAAAGAACAATGAAAAGAAGAATCATTATAAACGTGCTACTGCTTAACGTATTGGCACTACCATGTTTATTGATGTTTAATGATGTAGACTCGGTAACGGGAGACTGGAATTATGGTATAAACCTTTTTGGCCTTGTGTATTCGTATTGGTTTTATCACAATGTCCTGAAAAAGGTGTTCAAGATATAGACCTCAGCGGAGGAAGTGTTTCACACATAATTAGATTGATTTAGAATTAGACATGGGAGTTGTCTCTACTCGTGAGAGCAGGGACAGACACGGGCAATTAGCTCAGCTTGGTAGAGCGGTACATGTAGTTAGTATTGGTAATTTGTCATGGTATTGTTTAAAGGTTTCATGTACAGGTCGCGGCGTTCAAATCCCGCATTGTCCACAAGCTTTTTATTGTTTAATCTATAATTCCGTTGTAAAGGACAACGTGAGGTGAGAGTCCTCATTTAAGTTTTTATTTTGCTTTTGTTTTAAGTGACTATCCCGGTGTGGCTTGACCGCCTATCCGGGAGCAACTTTGTTGACCTGCCTGCCCAGTCTGTGAAGATATGGTAGGCAAATATGGGCGTTCGGTGTAATGGCTAACACAACTCATTTGAGGAGATTGGCGGTTCGAGTCCGTCAACGTCCACAATCCAAGAGAGGGTTATTTAGTAGTTTTGTCGTGTTTTATTTTTTGTTTGTGTTTCAAGGTGAACGGTTTGTGAAAATAGTTCACCTATTCTGGGAACGTAGCTCAGTGGATAGAGCACCGTGTGTGGTGGAAGGTTGAGAGTTCGATTCTCTCAAGTAGATTCTTAGCTTAATGGGAGAGCACCACAAGCGGCGGTCGGTGGTTCGAATCCATCCGTTTCTACAAGCCTTTATGAGAGAAAATCCGCTTTTAGTCCGAGAGTAGGGCGAAGATAGCGCAGGGAATCATCCGCGCAGCATCGGTTAGCCGTTGACTCTATCTGAAAGGTAATGCGAAATCGGATAGGATTAGGAGTATTTGTCGTTTGCGCCCCGGAGAATACGCTTCGGGGCTTTCCTTTGGCTATTTTTTTATTAACCACTTTAATATTTTCTATTATGGGACTTATCAAAAGACCTAACGAGCTGACCGTTAAGACTACCTTGTCAGCACTGATTTACGGCCAACCTGGCATGGGAAAAACAACTCTTGCATTATCGGCTCCCAATCCGGTATTGTTCGATTATGACGGCGGTATTCACCGTGTCAATGCCGCCCATCGTGTACCGACCGTCCAGATTACAAGCTGGGACGAGACGAACCAGGTACTTTCGTCCGAAGAAATCAAGGAGTTTTCCACTATTGTGATTGATACTGCCGGAAAGATGCTTTCTTTTATGGATAAGGCGATTATGGCAGCGAATCCGAAGATGAAGAAAGCGGATGGTACCCCTTCCCTGCAGGGGTATGGAGTACGTAAGAACATGTTCATCAACTTCGTTAATCAAGTCACACTCATGGGCAAGTCTGTTATCTTCGTGGCTCATGAACGGGAGGAGAAAGTAGGCGACGAAAAACAGATACGTCCGGAGATTGGTGGCTCATCTGCCGGTGATTTGATTAAGGAGTTGGATTTGGTTGGTTACATGGAAGCTATCGGTAAAGATAGAACTATTTCTTTTGACCCGTGCGAGAAGTTCTACGGGAAGAATACTTGTAATCTTCCTTCACATATCAAAATTCCCGTAATCATTGATGAGTCTGGTACCGTAACGGGTGAGAATGATTTCATGACGAAAATCATCAGTACTTATAAGGAGTATCAGACGAAGCAGACGGAACTATCTTCCGAATATGATGCGGTTCTTGATGCTATCCGTGACGCAGTGGAACAAGTGACTGATACACAATCTGCCAATTCTGTTCGGGAAGCTTTAGACACCATGACGCATATCTTTGACAGCAAGGTACGGGCAGGCATGATGCTCAATGAGAAGTGCAAGAGACTTGGCTTGAAGTTTAACAAACTCAGCAAAAGGTATGAACCAGCAGCCTAAATACAGATTCTACCCGTCACTGCTTGATAAATTCGAGCAGTATTTACGGGCTGATGAACAAGTAGAGAGCTTCTGGAATGTCGATAATGAAACGGGGGAATATAAGAAAAGTCCGGAAGTAATTGAAGCGGAGCTGAAGCAAAGCCTACTTGATGCGATAAACCGTGTCCCGTTTGAGAGTGAGGCAGCTGATAAAGGAACGGCCTTTAATGCTGTCATAGACTGCTATATCCACAAGAAAAAGCATATACCAAGCGAACGGGAGCCATACACCATTATCGGTGATGGAGAAACGAATACCATTCAGGTATATTTTCCTGCTACTGATATCGCGCCAGAGCGTAATTTCTTATTTGACCGTAGCTGGTGTATAGAGCAGTCGAAGTATTTTTCCGGTGCATTGTCCCAAGTCTTTGTGTCCGCAGTCATTCCCACTCGCTATGGTGATGTGGAGCTTTATGGGTATATAGATGAGCTCGTTCGTGATACTGTATATGATATCAAGACAACATCTAAGTATGATTTTGGCAAGTATGAACACGGCTGGCAGCGCCATGTATATCCTTACTGTCTGATTGCTTCCGGTCAGATGGAAAGCGTGAAAGCGTTTGAGTACACTGCCTATCAGATGAAGGGCGGTACCAGCCGGACGCCACTAATTAGCGGAACGCAATACCCGGAATACTACACTTATAACCATGAACAGACGATTAAGCTGCTTACGGCACACTGCGAGCATTTCATAGAGTTTTTGGAAGCAAACCGAGACATTATTGCTGATAAAAAAATCTTTGGATTAGAGTAATGGCACAAGAAGCAATTCTGGAAAAGGTCAACGGCGAGGTACACATAAGCAAGTCTTTTGACTTCATGTGTTCCCAGCTTCGTAATGGTCGGTATCGTGTAAAAATCGAAAGGTTCACAGAGCCAAGGACGCTGTCACAGAATGCGCTTATGTGGTTGTGGTTTACTTGTATTGAGCAGGAGACCGGGACGGACAAGCAGGATGTACACGATTACTATTGTAACCGCTTTCTCAGAAGGACTTCGTATTTCAGAGGAAAAGAAATGGTCATTGCCGGAAGCACATCGAAACTCAATACAGTACAGATGACTGACTTTCTAAATAAGGTTCAGGCCGATGCTGCTGCCGAACTGGGAATAACGCTCCCTCTTCCGGCTGACCGTTACTATAACGAATTTATCAACGAGTATAAAGACAGGAGGTAGAAATGAATATCACCAAAGCAAAAATCACGAAAGACAACACGCTTGTTGCCTCTTTCAAGAACGAGAATGAGGACAATGTAACCATTGAGGGAAAGAATCTTATCCATAAGGATTTGCGTGCAGCGTTTAACGAATTGATTCCTCACCTTGCTTTCCTCTGTGAGCAGAAAGAAGCTGATGGAAAGGACTCCATAGATGAACTGCCGGAAGAAATCTTCTCTACATTCGAGGTCACGGGCTACACAGTTAGCGGTTCGGATGACAATGAAGGTGTGGTATTGGTTGGAAAACGTTTTCTTAAAAGTAAGAAGGTGCTTAACCTTATAGCTCCGTTTACCATGTTCAACAATGAGAACGAGGAATATAAGCATGCATTCGAACTGCAGCAGGCAATTGAGGCATGTAATTATGAGGTGGAACAGTATCTTACCGCTAAGAAATGGGCGGTAGTCCAGCAGGAACTTCCGTTCGATGGGGATATTCCTACGGACATTGCAGCCGACCCGGTGGGAGATGCTGCATTTGAAGAGGAAGCGAATGAGTTCCTTAAACAAGTGGTGGAACAGAGTGGCACTACTCTGACGATTGACGGGAAGAAAGTGAAGCCGAGAAACAAAAGTAAAAAAGTGAAGATTAAAGAGCCGGCAGCTTGATATGGCAGCACCTTTTTGTATCACCAAATATCCGGACGGCTTCAAACTGAAATTCATGTATCATCCGATGTTGGTTAAATGCGTGAACAATATTCCATCAGTCAAGGCTAACGCAAAGAAAGCATATCTTTTCAATGAAAAGGCGTGGTGGGTTGACTTGGCTGATGAATGGTATGTTGATACAATGGCGAAATGGGCGGTACAGCAGGGATTCTGCGGTTCCGTACAACGGTCGGAGCAAAGAAAGGTCGATATGAGTTTTGACATTGCTCCGATGCCGCAGCTGACCGTTCCCCACGGATTGCTACTTGAACCGTACGATTACCAGAAGGAGGGCATAGCCTATGCTCTGGCCCATAAACGGTGTATCTTCGGTGACCAGCCGGGACTCGGTAAGACCTTGCAGGCAATAGGCACGGTGACGATTGCAAAATCCTATCCGTGCCTTGTTGTATGTCCGGCAGCACTTAAAATAAATTGGCAGCGTGAGTTCAAGAAATTTGCTGGAAAGCAAGCGCTAATCCTTGATGACAAGAACAAAAATACTTGGCAGCGCTTCATTGAAACCAAGTGTTGTGACATCTTCATCACTAACTACGAGAGCTTGAAAAAGTTCTTTGTATTGGATGTGAAGAATGATACGCGGTTTACGCTGAAATCAATCACCTTTGACCCACGTATAACCCTTTTCAAGTCTGTAATCATTGACGAGTCGCATAAGTGCAAGTCTACCAAGACCCAGCAGAGCAAGTTTGTTGAGGGCATTTGTAAAGGCAAGGATTTCATTCTTGAACTGACGGGAACACCGGTAGTAAACGATAATACTGACCTTATACAGCAACTCAAGATAATGGGACGGTTGGAGGATTTTGGAGGGTATAAGACATTCACCGAACGTTTCTGTAATGGGCCGAAGAAAGCCTCCAATCTGAAAGAACTGAACTGGCGCCTTTGGAATACCTGCTTCTTCCGGCGTGAAAAAGCCAAGGTATTGACCCAGCTTCCGGACAAGACGAGGCAGTATATTGAGATGGATATCACTACGCGGTTGGAGTATGAGAAAGCGGAAAGCGACCTCATACAATATCTGCGTGTCTACAAGAATGCGGATGATGAGAAGATAGCCAAGTCCATGAGGGGCGAGGTAATGGTTCGTATGGGCATTCTGAAAGCCATCTCTGCACGTGGGAAAATCAAGGCGGCTGCCGAATTCATCCATGACGTGATAGATGGAGGCGAGAAACTGATTGTCTTTGCCTACCTAAAAGAAGTAGTGTTGGAACTGAAGAAGATGTTTCCCAAAGCTGTAACGGTTACGGGTGAGGATAACGCTACGCAGAAACAGATGGCCGTCGATGCTTTCCAGAACAATCCGGATTGTACGTTGATTATCCTTAACTACAAATCGGGCGGTACCGGGCTCACCTTGACTGCTTCCAGCCGTGTAGCCTTCATCGAGTTCCCATGGACTTTTTCTGACTGTGAGCAGGCAGAAGATAGGGCACACCGTAATGGGCAGAAGAATAACGTCAACTGTTACTATTTCCTTGGCAGGAATACCATTGATGAATACATGTATGGTGTTATCCAACGGAAGAAAGGCATAGCTAACGGTGTCACCGGAACGGACGATGTGGTTAAGGAGAATGTGGTAGATATGGCTATGGACTTATTCAAAGGTAAATTATGAGAAAAAGACAGACTACACCGCAATCGGAAAGTCAGATACAGCATAGCTGTCTGACTTGGTTCCGGATTCAATACCCGTCTTTGAGTCTTATGTTGTTCGCCGTTCCCAACGGTGGAAAGCGTGATGCCAGGACTGGAGCACAAATGAAGTACGAGGGAAGTGTAAGGGGTGTTTCCGATTTGATACTGCTTGTACCTAAGAAAGGATTTTCCGCTCTTTGCATCGAAATGAAGAGACCGAAAGGGAAACAAAGCGAGGAGCAGATAAGATGGCAGAGAGAGGCTGAAAAATTCCGAAATAAATATGTGGTATGCCATTCTCTTACTGAGTTTATGAATGAAGTCAATTCTTACCTATTATGAACTATATTGAGCTAATAAAGAACTTCTGGTTGCAACATAACGCATATTCGCTAACTGTCACAGAAACCGCTTTGTATTTCTACCTGTTAGAAACTAACAACCTCTGTAGGTGGGCGAATACGTTTAACCGTAACAATGGTAAAGTTCTTGCAGACCTTAGCATAGCCTCTCTAAAGACTTTGTCAAATGCTCGGAATAGATTAAAACAAGTAGGATTGATTGACTTCAAAACGAAGAATGGAAGCCCGAATGTAGTGTACACCTTGGTAAAATTTACCGAGGTTGGTGCCGAGGTTGGTGCGCAGGTTGGTGCCGAGGTTGGTGCCGAGATAATAAAACATAAACATAAACAAAAACAGGTGGGTAATTCTGGCGAGTTATTCCCACCGGACCAACCTCCGAAAAAGAAACCTCCGAAACCCAAGGTAGAGTTCATTCCACCTACCGCCGAAGAGGTGAAAGAGTATTTCCGTGATAAACTTCCCGATTGGGAACTGCAAGCGGATATTTTCTACAATCACTTTTCCGGTCTCGGTTGGAAAACTGCTACCGGTGCCAAGGTGGAACGTTGGGATAGTCGGGCCAATCTTTGGATAATCGAGAAAAAACAACAGGACAATGGAAAAACAGAAAATCAAGCCCAAAGACAAAACAATCGGGATGCTGATAAGGCAGCAAAGGCAAGAAACCTCCTTGACGAATATGCAGCCATCGAGCAGGGAAGTAATGCTATCAGCCATCAAGGAGAAATACCCGACCTTTAGTAAGGCTTCTGCCGTATATTCGACATCACTCCAGTCTATGCTTCTTGCAGATACCGAGAAAGCGTACAGCGAGAAGTCTCCCACGCTGTCAGACCTTGAACGGATGTACGGATATGGTTCCTCGTCTCTGTGGGTAAAGACGCAGTTACTGACCATTGATTTTGCTTCTTCCACGAAGGAGGGGGCCGATGAAAATGCCTTGAATGAGTTCTCTGGACTGTTCGTTAGCCAGTATCACTACATCAAACTGACGGAGTTCATATTGTTTGTCGCACGGTTCAAGCTGGGAAGGTATGGTAAGTTCTATGGTTATTTCGATACGATAACCGTTGGCGAAGCATTTCGGAAATTTCTTCGGGAACGGTCAGATGAACTGGATATTATCATTCGTCGACGCAATAACCAAGCTTTGGAGGAACAACAAGCTCCGGTAAAACGGAATCACCAACCGCCCGACGACTTACGGGCAAAACTGAATTTGAAATGAAAGAGACCAAACTGATAGCGACTATTCTGTCAATCCTGGCAGTATATGCCGCTTTTTATTTTGTCTGCTACTGGATAGCAGACTATTGTTTAAGGACTTACTTGTAACTGATGAAAAAAGACACACGATTATGAAACCAAGAAAACAACTAATTGACGCCGCCGTAGCCAATGGTAGCTTCAGAGAATGGGCAAAAGTTCCTAATGACTGGAAACCGAAGGAGATTGATTGAGTTATGAAATCATTGAAAGAGATATTATGCAGCTTAGAAGGGTTGTCCGACATTGAATTATTTGTCATAGACCTATTCTGTGGGGCCGGTGGTTTGTCGGAAGGCGTGGAAGAAGCCCGTTTAAATGGCAATAGATGTGCAAAAGTCGTTTGCTGTGTGAATCACGATAAGAATGCTATCCTTTCACATGATGCCAACATTCCTGATGCACTTCATTTCATTGAGGATATTCGTACACTGGAGCTTTCACCGATAAATACTATTGTTGAACGTATCCGTGAATTATATCCTGATTCGATGATAATGCTTCATGCTTCTTTGGAGTGTACCAACTTCTCGAAAGCTAAAGGCGGTCAACCGAGAGATGCTGATAGCCGGACGCTGGCAGAACATCTCTTCCGTTATATTGATGTTATAGATCCTGACTACATTCAGATTGAGAATGTGGAAGAGTTTATGAGCTGGGGAGATATGGACGAAAAAGGGAAGCCTATCAGCATGGACAAAGGCAGGCTTTATCAGAAGTGGGTGCGCAATGTCAAGAAGTACGGTTACAACTTTGAGCACCGCATCCTGAACGCTGCCGACTTTGGTGCCTACACCACAAGGAAACGCTTCTTCGGCATCTTTGCTAAAAAGAGTTTGCCGATAGTATTCCCTGAACCGACCCACTGTAAGGGTGGTAGGCAAGATATGTTTTCGCGGCTGGAGAAGTGGAAGCCGGTAAAGGATGTACTTGATTTCTCTGATGAAGGAACTACCATCTTCAGGGAAAAGCCTCTTGCAGAGAAAACGCTTGAGCGTATCTATAACGGACTTATCAAGTTTGTAGCCGGAGGAAAGGATGCCTTCCTCGTGAAGTATAATTCTATGAACCGTACGGGGAAATATAACGCTCCTGGGATTGACGAACCATGTCCGGTGGTAACAACACAAAACAGACTTGGAGTAGCGCAAGTTTGCTTTCTTTCCAAACAATTCAGCGGACATCCCGAAAGCAAGAATGTATCAGTGGAAGAGCCTGCCGGAACAATCACATGCAGGGACCATCATGCCTTCGTATCAGCGCACTATGGGAACGGCTTTAATCGTTCGGTAAACGAGCCGTCTGCGACAGTTACAACAAAAGACAGATTATCATTAGTAACTCCAAGGTTTATCGCCAATGAGTATTCCGGCGGAGGACAACATACAAGTATTGACAATATTTGTCCGGCAATTTTAACCAATCCCAAGCAAAAACTTATAACATGCAAGCCTTGGATTATGAATACTTCTTTCTCAAATATTGGTAGCAACATAGAGGAACCGGCACAGACAATAACCGCAAACCGGAAATGGCATTATCTGATGAATCCACAGTTCAACAGTGCTGGCGGCTCCGTTGATAACCCCTGCTTCACCCTGATAGCACGAATGGATAAGATGCCGCCCTATCTGGTAGCAACAGAAAGCGGTCAGATAGCGATTGAAATCTACGACAATGATAGTCCTATGACCGTGAAGATAAAGGAGTTCATGGCACTGTATGGCATAGTGGATATTAAAATGCGGATGCTTCGCATTCCTGAACTAAAACGTATCATGGGCTTTCCGGAAGATTATGTGTTAGTTGGTACACAAGCTGACCAGAAGAAGTTTATCGGAAATGCGGTAGAGGTTACACAGGCAAAGAAGAATGCCGAAGCACTTTGTGCAAAACTTAGAGATTTAAGATTGAAGAAATTAAAAGAAGTAGCTTAATGAAAGAATATATAGAATTTTTAAAAGACAAGATGGCCATCAGCCGTCAGACCGGGTTCGAGGTCAATCCGGATGAACTGACACCGTCGTTATATCCCCATGTGAAAGATACTGTTCGCTGGGCGGTGTCCGGTGGTTGCCGTGCGATATTCTCCAGTTTCGGTATGCAGAAAACCGTTACTCAGTTGGAGATACTTCGGGTAGTCCTGAAACACAAAGGCGGCAAAGGGCTGATAGTTTGTCCTAAACGTGTAGTGGTTGAGTTCCTTACACAAGCGGAACAACATCTGCACATGAAAGTGACCTATGTACGAACTATGGCTGATGTGATGATATGCCCGACTGACATCATGGTTACGAACTACGAGCGTGTGCGCGACGGTGAAGATGGTGTAAGAATAGAACCTTCCTCCTTCACCGCAACATCATTGGATGAAGCGAGCGTATTACGTGGTTTCGGTACCAAGACCTACCAGGAGTTCCTTCCCTTGTTTGCGGATGTTCCCTACCGCTTTGTCGCCACCGCCACGCCATCGCCCAATAGATACAAGGAGCTGATACATTATGCCGGTTATCTCGGTGTGATGGATACCGGGCAGGCGCTTACCCGTTTCTTTCAGCGTGACAGCACGAAGGCGAATAACCTTACCCTTTATCCGCACAAGGAGAAGGAGTTCTGGTTGTGGGTAAGTACATGGGCGTTGTTCCTCACCAGACCGTCCGACCTTGGTTACCCCGATACCGGATATGAATTGCCGGAACTGCGTGTACATGAAGAAGTGGTTAGTGTTGATAACTCCACTGCCGGAACCGACCGTGACGGACAAGTGAAGATGTTCCGTGAGGCTGCTCTCGGACTTGCCGACGCAGCGAAAGAACGTCGGGACAACATGCAGGAAAAGATTGCCCGTGTGGTGGAAATCATTAACCGTCCTGAAAACAAAGACGACCATTTCCTTTTATGGCATGACCTGGAGAATGAACGGAAGGCTTTGTGTGACGCCATACCCGGATGTAAGGCTGTGTACGGCTCGCAGGATGATGAGGAAGCCGACGAAGTGATAGCGGACTTTAAGGACGGCCGTCTGAAATATCTGGCTGCCAAACCGGAGATGCTTGGTGAAGGTTTGAACTTCCAGTACCACTGCCATAAGGCAATCATGTTCATTGACTACCGTTTTAACGACAAGTTCCAGGCGATAGCCCGTATCTACCGTTTCATGCAGCAGCATCCGGTTGACCTTTATCTGGTCTATGCGGAAAGTGAGGGAGAGATATACAAGAGCTTCATGCAGAAGTGGGCGCAACACCGCGAGATGGTAGCCAAGATGACCGATATAGTCCGCGAGAACGGTTTGTTCGGCTTGCAGGCAGAGGAGAAGATGATGCGGTGGATGTTTGCCAGCAGGGAAGAAAAGTCCGGCAAACTGTGGAGGGCAATCAATAATGACAATGTTCTTGAATGCCAGACTATGGAAAGTAATTCGGTGGACTTGATTGTAACCAGCATCCCGTTCTCCAACCACTATGAGTACACTCCGACCTATAACGACTTCGGGCATAATGAGGACAACGGCAAGTTCTTCGAGCAGATGGATTATCTTACACCGGAGCTTATGCGTATTCTTAAACCCGGTAGGTTAGCTTGCATCCATGTGAAAGACCGTGTTTTGTTCGGCAACGCCACTGGTGACGGTATGCCCACCATCGACCCGTTCAGTGAAATGACTGTATTCCACTACATGAAACACGGGTTCCGCTACATGGGGCGCATCACGGTGGATACGGATGTGGTAAGGGAGAACAACCAGACTTATCGGCTTGGATATACGGAGATGTGCAAGGACGGTTCAAAGATGGGTATCGGTTGTCCTGAGTATGTCCTTCTTTTCCGCAAGTTGCCTTCCGACACCTCACGGGCCTATGCTGATTTGCCGGTGACCAAGAACAAAAGCGAATATTCGTTGGCCCGTTGGCAGATAGATGCCCATGCAAGTTGGAAATCTTCTGGTAACTCTCTATTGAGCTATGAGGACATGAAAGGAGCCGGAATAGATAAGATACGCCACCTATTCAGGAACTACGAGCGTGGGCACGTCTATGATTATGAGGAACACGTATCATTCGCCGAAGAGCTGGAGGCATACGGAAAACTGCCAAAGACATTCATGGCCGTTGACCCGGTAAGCAAGAAGCCCTGGATATGGGATGATGTCACCCGGATGCGCACGCTCAATACCAAGCAGTCGCAGAAGAAACGGCAGAACCACATCTGCCCCCTTCAGTTAGATATTGTCGAAAGATTGATTGAACGGTATTCAAACAGGGGTGAACTGGTGTTTGACCCCTTCGGAGGTATCGGCACTGTTCCATATTGCGCTATCAATCTGGGGAGGAAAGGTCTGTCAACCGAACTCAATTACGACTACTGGAAAGATAGTCTTTCATATCTGTATGAGGCAGAGATGGAGGTCAGCGCACCCACATTGTTCGACTTAATGAATGATGCCGTATGAACATTCACCAGATAGTTCCCCGTTCGGATTGCACCTCCTTCGCCAAGTGCGGCAAGCACTCACTTGCCTATTGCAGGAGGTACGGTGCGTCCGAATGCGGACCATGTGAAATCGTGAGGAGGAAACCCCGTAACCGGGTGGTCGTTGACGGAGTGGAGCGTAAACTGTGCACCCGTTGTGGTAGAGCACTTCCATTATCCCGGTTCTTCGATAGGACAGCCCGTCGTAACGGTAAGGAATACCATCTGAAAGCGTCATGGTGCAAGATGTGTATGGCAGAGGTACAGAGCGAGCGGAATAGAAAAAGGAAAATGAATTGAGATTAACATGTGCAAAAAGAAGCCATTTCTGCACATGAAGTATTAACACGAGCGGAAACCGGTGGTTCTTGCTCACAATAAGAAATATATGAAACAGACAGTAGAAGAAGCAGCCAAACAAGGAGCTGAAGGATATAATATCGTCGGGCAGAATATTTATAAGTCCGGATTTATTGTCGGTGCGAACTGGCGCATCAATAGCGTATGGCATAAGACTAAAGATGAAGTGCCACAAGCTCATGGAGAATACGAAAATGAACATTATCCGCAGATACCATGCCTTGTGTATGGAAAGTTAAGCACTGGAACTGGTTACGGTGTCCGCTATTGGAACGTAACAGAGCAATGCTGGGACGATGAAGAGTGCGATGATTACGAGTGCTCTAAAGATGCCATTGATGAATGGGCGTATTTGGATGATTTAATATCAACTGAAGAGTAATGATTATGAAACAGACGGTAGAAGAAGCTGCATGGCAAGAGCTTATGTCAAGCTATGCAATAGTGGTTAAAGGTGAGTTTGCATATCAGCAACAAGCAATGCTAAACATGTTCAGAAAAGGTGTCGAATGGCAGGCAAAGCAATCACCGTGGATAAGCGTAGAGGATGCAATACCAAACAAACAAGCAAAAGGCATGTGTCAAGTGAAATTTGTTGATGGTAGTATTGATGAAATGGCAATGCGAGAAGTGGATAAATGGATATACCCCTACATCAAGACTGGATATGTTACTCATTGGAGACCTATTTAGTTTTTCGATGAGATGCTAGCAATAATGAATTAAAGAGAAAGGAGATTGAAACGAGGATACCTGTCACGTATCCTCGGAAAGATGATTCTTTTAACGATGACTACAAGGTAGTCTTCTACAATGTTCTCTCACGTGTTCACATTTGCCAAACCGGAATCTGTAATAGGAACGAACATGTACAGGTTTGTCGCTACAACACTGGACTGTTTTACTGTTTTGAGACAGAGCCTCATTCTAACAGTTCTAAAAAGAATGAGGATGTCTATAATTTAATGTTACCATTAATTTAACCCATTAGTTTTCCCTCTGATTTTGTTTGTATTTCAGAGATGCTATTGGGATTACAAAAATAATCATTAATCTTTAAAATTCAATGCAATGAAGTCAATAACCATAAAACAACCATGGGCAAGTTTAATATCAAGTGAGAGGATATTAAAAGTTATCTCTATCACAATTAATGTTTATCTTTTGATTTTTTTAATAGCAGAAAAACTTTATTGAGTTTCCGTAAATTAAAATCGTATATTTGCAGTGAATACACGACTTGAATGTAGAATTTAAGTGATATTATAACCTTAATAAAAAAAGTGATGAAGGTATTTACTGTACAAACCTTGGAAAATTTTATGTCTTTACAAAACGGCCTCCCTGAAATGGATTTCTTCAGAGGTCAATCTTCTTCTGAATATAAATTGATACCTTCAATAGGTCGGAGGTTCAAGGAAGGACAGGAGGACGTGTTGAAGCAATATGAGAAGGAGGTATTTGAGGATTTTAAAAGAAAATATTCAATGTTTACGGGTGCACGCCCTAAAAATGATAAGGAATTTCTATTTCTAGCACAACACTATGGACTTCCAACGAGACTTCTTGATTGGACTTATAATCCTTTGATTGCATTATATTTTGCATGTTGTTCAAATTTTGATAAAGATGGAGTTGTTTATCATAGTTATCCATTCTCAATGAGGGTTTTCAATGAAGATAAAGATGACATACTTTCATTTCCCGCAATAACTTTATTAGTTCCTAATATGACAGATGTTAGGTATAAAAATCAAAATGGCATATTTGTACTTTATCCAGAACCTTGGAAGGAAAATTTCGAATTTATCTATGCAAAATATATAATCCCTGTACAATATAAACAAAACATATTGAGTAAACTTGAAAAAATAGGAATCACAAGATCATTTATAATGCCTTCTTTGGATAGTTTGTGTAAGGATATTGTCGATATTCATGATTTAAGGTATCCGTACGCAATAAAATGAGATTAATATGGATTCGATATACAATCAATATTAAGAGTTTTTCAAGTATCAAAATTATTCTTACATCGTTTGTTAGATAGAAACATCGACTATAACTAACCAGCGTAAAATTTCTACAGACAATCCTTGTCAGTGCTTTGTGAATACCCGGAAACTGCTTTGTGGCGGTTATCGGGTATTGTATTTCCAACCAATTAATACCCAAATATCATGAACTTAAATGAATTAAGAGATAAAGCCTACCGTAACGCAGTAACGCACGGTTTTCACGATGAAGAACTGAGTAACGAACACTGCCTTTGCCTTGTCATATCCGAGCTTATGGAAGCTGTGAAAGCTGACAGGAAAGGACGATTTGCCAAAGTTCCGGTCGATAAAAAAGGTACAATATTTGACGAACGGACTTTTCATTATCAAAATAAGTATTTTGCGGAAAACTTTGAAACATATATCAAAGACTGTGTGGAAGACGAGCTTGCCGACGCCTGCATACGCCTGCTTGATTTGGCTGGATTAAGAAATATATCCATTGATGATTTTTCAGGTGAAATGATATACGAAGCAACAGAAAGCTGCAATAATGAGACCTTCACAGAAAGCATATACGCTATATCTACAATTCCTATACGGTGTGAGTATGAATATGACAGTCTATTAGAAAATCAATTAAATAGCATGCTATTGGCTATTTTCGGGTTTGCCAAACATCTGAACATAGACCTTATATGGCATGTGGAGCAGAAGATGCGATACAATGAATTGAGAGAAAATAAACATGGAAAAAGTATTGATTATGAAACGTGAAATAAAATTCAGAGGGAAAAGCATTGATACGGGGAAATGGATATATGGATTTCTCTCTTTTTTCTATACTGCCGGAAGGAACGAAAACGGGCTTATCCTCACGGACAGCCAATCTTTTTGTTAACCTTAATCTAATACTATGAAAAACACATTGCAAAGGTAAGGTTTTGTGGAAGTTATGCAAATTATGAGCCTTTGTTCAGCCATCTTATAACATGGTTTAGCTGGTAAATGTACTTGTTAACCATTAACGGTGTAATTGTTAAATTGAAGGTTGGGATTTATTTAAGGTATTGCTGGCTAAAGCAAAATCTTCTGCCAAATCGTGTCAGTAACTTCTTTGATGCCGAATAGTCCGTTCGTGGATTATTCGGTATCTTTATTTTCGTAACGTAAAATAGTGTGCCAATGGAGATAATTTATAGAAAAATAGAAGACCTTAAAAAACTGGGTAACAATCCCAGAACCATATCAGAGGAGCAGATGCGGATACTCAAAGAGTCTATTCATAGTAATCCGGACTACTTCGAGGCACGTCCCATCATACTCTCTGACCGGACTGGGGAACTGGTGATTATAGCCGGAAACCAACGGTATGATGCCAGTGTGGAACTAGGACTTTCTGACGTGCCGACGGTTCTGCTTCATGGGTTGACAGAAGAACGAGAACGGGAGATTATTATCCGTGATAACGTGAATAATGGTACATGGGACGAAAAACTATTGAAGGAGTGGAATGCAGAGTCTTTGATGGATTGGGGATTAAACTTTGATTTTGACTATGATAGTCTGGTAGATAGTGAAAGTGATGCCCGGAATAAATACACGAAAAAGATTGAAGCTCCGGTGTATGAGCCTAAAAGCCCTGTATGCCCGGAAATAGATTCTCTCTATGACAAAAGTAAATATGAAGAACTGCTTTCGGCAATAGACGATTCAGATGTCCCGGACTGTGTGAAGGAATTTCTTCGGATAGCAGCATTGAGGCATATAGTATTTGATTACGGACAGATAGCAGAGTTCTATGCTCATCAAGATAAAGAAGTCCAGGAACTGATGGAGGCATCTGCACTGGTAATAATAGATTTTGATAAGGCGATAGAGAACGGTTATTCTCGGTTCAAGGAGGATATTTATGAAATAATGCTGGAGGATACCGAAGATGAGGAGTGATTTTGTAGCGTTCATACTGACGCATGGCCGTGCCGATTCCGTCATCACAGATAAGACTTTGCGGAAGTGTGGCTATACGGGACCAATTGTTTATGTGATAGACAATGAAGATAAGGCGGCCGCAGATTATTACGCGAAATATAAAAACGTTATAATGTTCGATAAACCGAAGATTGCAAAGACTTTTGATGAAGCGGATAATTTTGATGATCGCAGAGCTATTGTTTATGCGCGCAATGCTTGCTTTCAGATAGCAAGGAAACTTGGTTACAAATACTTCATAGAACTGGATGATGATTACGATGTTTTTTCTTTTACTTACGGCAGAGATGGTACAGTCAAACAGAGGGCAATAAAGCAATTGGACGTGGTATTTGAAGCTATGCTACGTTTTTATGAAAGTATTCCGGCTCTCACTTTGGCTATGGCTCAGAGAGGCGATTTTGTAGGAGGAAAGGAGAACGATATTTTGAAAGGCGAGAAGATGAAACGAAAAGCGATGAATTCTTTCATCTGTTCCGTAGATAGACCGTTCCAATTCGTTGGTCGCATTAATGAAGATGTGAACACCTATACCACACTTGGGAGCAGGGGATGTCTGCTTCTGCAGGTTCCACAAGTGGCGCTAAACCAGAAGCAGACACAGAAGAATAAAGGAGGTATGACGGATATATACATGAGTCAAGGGACGTATGTCAAGAGCTTTTATACGGTTATGATGATGCCATCCTCTGTGAAGGTGGGCGTGATGGGCCATAGCGAGGAAACGAAAAGATTGCACCACGTGATTAATTGGAATAACACTGTTCCTAAGATATTGGACGAACGATTCAAGAAAAAATAAGATGGCGGCACCAACTGGAAATAAATTTTGGATGTTAAGAAGTAAGCACGGAAGGGATAAGCTCTTTTCCACGCCAGAACTCTTATGGGAGGCGGCATGTGAGTATTTCCAATGGTGCGATGAAAACCCATGGTTATCTAAAAAGGCCATTCAAAAGACAGTTCCGGTAAGAAGGAAGAAAGGGAAGAAGGTGGAGACAGTCAATGAGCAACAAGTACAACAAGAAGTTTCCCCGACTTCTCGTCCGTATTCCCTAACCGGATTCTGTATTTATGTAGGCGCTTCATCCAAATGGTGGAGCACCTTTCGTACAGAATGTAGAAATAAGAATGATGAAGATTTTTTGGAGGTCATCGCACGCGTGGAGGAAACCATCGAGACGCAGCAGTTTGAAGGAGCGTGCGTTGGAGCTTTCAATGCGAATATCATTGCCCGAAAGTTAGGGCTTGCTGACAAGCAGGAAGTGGACCATACGAATGCAGGAAAAGAGTTCAAAGGATTTAATTTTCTACCATATACAGAAGATGCGGAGAAAGTCAAGTAATGGGATATAAGGTCAATATAAAGCAGAGGTTAGCCTATAACTACCTTCGTGACGATGTTACGAAATTTCTGTGTTATGGTGGAGCTGGTGGAGGTGGAAAGTCATGGCTTGGGTGTGAATGGCTTATGCAATGTGCTTACTATCTCCCGGGCACTCGATGGTTCGCTGGCCGAAATAATTTGAAAGATAGCCGTGAGTCTATCTCTGTCACTTTCGACAAGGTGGCAAAGTGGCATCGATTCACTGACTACAAGCAGACCAATGACGGTATACTTTTAGGGAATGGGTCGGAAATCATCTTTCTTGACTTGACATATTATCCCGTCAAAGACCCGATGTATGAGCGATTGGGCTCCAAGGAGTTTACTGGAGGGTGGATTGAAGAAGCCGGGCAGGTTCACTACCTCGCATTTGAGGTTTTGAAGACGCGTATAGGACGGCACTTGAATGATGTGTATGGAATATCCGGGAAGATACTTATCACTTGCAATCCAAAGAAGAACTGGCTTTATCGTGAGTTCTACAAACCGTGGAAAGAAGGCAAGCTGGAAGCCCCATACGCTTTTATTCAAGCATTGGTGCAGGATAATCCCTACGCTACCGAGGACTACATAGATACGCTCCGCAATACCAGGGACAAAGTGACAAAGGAGCGCTTGTACTATGGTAATTGGGAGTATGACAACGACCCGACAGCACTCTGTGATTATGATGCTATTTGTGACCTATTCGCAAATGAGCACGTAAAACCGATAGGATTATCGACGGGAGCAGCTGACCTTGCCATGAAAGGACGCGACCGTTTTGTCGGGGGGCACTGGGTGGGTAATGTGTGTTATATCCGGTTAGACCAGGAATATAGCACGGGTAAATCTATTGAGACGGACCTTAAAAACATGATGATACAGTGGAAGATTCCACGTAGCATGATGATAGTTGATAGTGATGGACTTGGAAGCTACCTTGAAAGTTATTTGAATGGTATCAAAGAATTTCATGGTGGTACCCGACCAATTAATCCAGAGTACGACAACCTGAAATCTGAATGTGCATTTAAGCTTGCAGAGCTAATAAATAATCGGCAGATAAGAATTATATGTACGGAAGCGCAAAGAGAGCGCATAATGGAAGAATTGTCCGTCTTGAAGCAAGACCATATAGATGCCGATACCCGGAAGAAAGGGATAATCAGCAAGGAGAATATGAAAGATATACTCGGGCATTCTCCGGATTACCTCGACATGTTGATAATGGCAATGCTTTTTCGTATAAAACCGATACCTAAAAGACCAAAAGCAAAATTAGGACAGATATGACAGTAAAAGAGTTTTTGATATTGAGTGACGTGGCGAGCAATGCTGCTGAATTGTTGGAGCAGATAGGAAAGTTGCCTAAACCGGACTTTGTCGCAGGTGTCAGAGTTCCGGAGACTCTGAACGACCTCACCATAGGTCAGTTGATGGAACTGCAATCCGTACGCAATGTAATAGACTGTATAATGGTTCCATGTCGTGTTGTCCTCGGTTTGCCTATTGATAAGATAGAGAAGTATGAAGCAGCGGATATTTTGGGATTCTCCACATGGGTAACTAGGGAAGTTGAACGTATTACCAAGCTCTTTGAAACTACAAGCGTGGCACCGACTCCGGAAGAAAGACGTGCCGGAGTGGATAAGCTTTCGTTCGGGTTGTTTGGCTTGGTAGATTACTATGCTACCCGTATGGGGATAACTGACCATGAGCAGGTAGAGAGTGTTCTATGGGTAAGAGTGTACAAGTGTCTTGATATGGACGCGGAGAAAATACGTTATGAACGTCGATTACGAGAAATATATCAGAATAAGCAATGAATATAAGTGTAGAAAGGAAAATCGCTTCTATCGCAGAGAAGCTGGAAGGAGTTACCTATTTATTTGATAACTGGGTGACCGCCAACGTTCGGCTGGATAAGATGCCATTGCCGGCCATTATAAATCTGCTTCCTGCATCTGGGAAGTTCGTCATATCAAGGACTCAGTTAAGAGATTGCCCAAATTGCATGATTGCTTTTGTAGACAAGACGGCGTTTGATTTTGACGGGGTGGAGAATGATGAGGTTATTGAGAGGTGCAAAGGGTATGCAGTTCAATTTATCCGTGAGTTGAATAGGAGCGGGCTGTTTGAGTGGGTAAGCGATGAGGTCCCTTATTCCGTTTTCTATGATAAGCTGGATGTAAATGTTACTGGAATAGTAATAGAATTGAAATTGAAAGAGGTTCAAGGAGCGCCCATGTGCTAGTTATGGAAGATAGGAGGAAAGAGGTAAAGGCGATATTGTGTGAGGAGTTGGATAATCTTCGGCAGCGCATCATAGAAAATCATATACGGGCTGGGCAGCGTGCAAGTGGCAAAACTATCAAGAGCCTGCACGTTGTCGTGGATGATAATCATGGTACTCTTTATGGTCGTCAAGCGTTCGGAGTTCTGGAGGTGGGACGTGCCTCGGGGAAAGTACCGAAAGGATTCTATAAGATTATTCAGCAATGGATGATAGACAAGGGTATCCAAGTGGAGAGACCAAGGTCATTTGCATACCTTGTGGCCCGGAAGATAGCAACAGAGGGCACATCACTTTATCGCTCTGGTACGTACGAGGATATATATACAACGGACGTGGAGCAAACAATACGGGACATTATGGACCGTGTGTTTGATATACTCGTTGATGATGTGACACATATAAATCTACATAGTAATGAGAACTCATAAGATAGGGGAAACAACCATAGAATATCCGGATGAAATATCTTTCTGTTTTAATCCGGTAGTGATAAACATTTACGGGCATGCTTGGGATTACGTGGAGGTGACGGTGACTGATATCGTTTCTGAAATTTCATACAAGGAGAAGAGGGCTCTGTTTAATAATGCATGCTTTTTTGATGTGTCGTTTTACATGCAGTCTACATTTGACACTGTAGAATTTGGGAAAATTGATTATTCACAGACGATTCCGAAAGATAGCGGGGTAGGACGTGTGTTCTCTGTAGATATTGACTTTTATTCGGACAGTTCAATGTCTGAAAGTTTTCAATTCAATACGTTCATCATTTGGGGGGCAATGAAGGTGGGTGAACGGTATAATGGAAATCGTATATTGACGTGGTTTAAAAACCTTCCGTTTACGGTAGGAATGTATACGGCCGGTAATGCTAATGTGAGTGTGACCGCTGACAGCATTTCTTTACCAGCTATTACATTGTCTGAAAGAAAGGTGTATAATATTACTTTGAATGGAATTGATGCAAACAATGAGGTCGTATTGAAATTGCCGGGAACGAGTGTGGGGGCAAACGTGTTCGACAATACATTTGATTTTACTTTTCATGCATTGACGAATATGGCTGTAAACGTGAGGCTTTTAGTTGATGAATGCACGGATGGAATTTATTTACGTTGGATAAATCGTCATGGCTTTTATTGCTATTGGTTGTTTAAACGTGGTGATGAGAGTAAACAAATTGCCAATGATGGTGAATTTATTCGTAATAATATGCAAGACTATAACTATGTTAATGGCTATCATGGAGGTTCAGGACGTAAGCAGAGAAAAACAGAAGAGAATACATTGTTGGTGTGTGCTCCTTTAGTGGACTCTGAAACGTTTGACTTCTTGTTTCAACTCGCGTTGTCACCCATCGTTGATATGTATGCAGGTAAAAATGTGAATGGAGTTGATAGCTGGAAGGCGGTGAATGTATCTGTTGGTAACTTCAATAAGACAAGAGCCGTATTGCAGGATTTCGTAGCAACAATCATATTACCAGAAACAAGAGTACAAAGCTTATGAGAAATGACATGCTATTTATTGATGGTAAGTTGGTAGACTTGGACGATAATACCAAGATTACACTTAATTTCAAGAGCAATATTTTTACAGACTTGAGTAAAATTGTGAGCAATAATAGTTATACAATCAAATTACCTAAGACAATAAGGAATCAACGTATCATATCGCATGCTGAGCTTCCATCTGCAGACTCCGGTTATCCTCGGAAATATCATGATGCAAGATATTTTCGTAATGGGGTAGAGGTTATTCCAACTGCTAAGGCTGTACTTATATCTATATCTGATAAGATTGAGATTGCCATGACGTGGGGAAATATAACAGCACTATCATCAATGCTTGAAAGTGGAAAAAGCCTGAGAGATATGGATGCTGGTGAATATGTGGGAGGTATATATTATCCGAAATATATTGAATGGAAAGATTGGGGAGAAAATGATCGTGTATATCCAAAGGTTGACTATGGTTTCAGAAATGGAGATTCAATGGTGTGGTATCATCCTGTTCAGTCTGTAAAACAAATCATGGAATACATAGAAGAGGATAACGGCATATCTTTTATTTTTCCAAAAGACAAAGAGGCTTTATTGGAAAACATGTTTGTTCCATTATTGGAAAAAAATCCAAGCGAAGAGTATGCAGAAATCGAAGCTATAACCATTGATTTAAAGGGCGTTGCAGAGGATAGGGCTGGCAAGACAAACATATACTTCAACGATATGGGAAATGTTGGTTCGTTTTATGGAAACCTTGCAGTAATAGGAAACGGAGTGAGTGGAGGATATTACAATGGCTATAGGTCTAAAGTCATAAATGCTGTACCTAAGATATCGGGTAATTTTAAAGTTAAAGTAAATACAAATGTGGCTCCATTATCTGCTACATTGGAAGTTTATAATTACAACTTCAATGAAGTCGGTAGCGAACTGGATACAAGTACTGTACTTACAATTCCATTACTGAATGTAAATTTTATAAGTGACGGTGTATATGAGGTCTTGTTTCAATTTGAGAATAGGCAAACAGAGATGCTTTCTACTCTACATTCTTCTATTCCTCATCTGAAATTTGCTTTGCAGAATATAGGCAAGCCATCTGATGTCGTTTCTATTAGCGGCACGTTGAAGATAACGAATATAGAGCAAGAAATATTATTGGGTGGTAGATATTGGATAATACCTAATCTGCCAGATATAAAGCAGTCTGATTTTATTAAAGCTATATCGGCAATCATAGGTACTTTCCCTTTGTTCACAGAAAGTAACGGCCTTGTGTTTGTATCATTTGATACAATTATGTCTAATAAGGCGAAAGCGTTGGATTGGACCCGTAGGCTGGTTGCTACATATAAAGATAATAAACCTAATGCGATTGCCTATTCTCTTGATGATTTTTCTCAAAAGAATTTTTATAGATGGAAGGAGGATGATACGGTAGTGGGGAAATATGATGGGTATTTGTTTGTAGAAAACGAAACGATAGAAAGTGAAAGAGATGTTGTTGAATTGCCGTTTGCTGCTAGTGACCAATTCTCGGATGTAGCCAAGATACCAATATATTCATATGATGAGGAAGGTAATTTGGAATACAATTCAGTTGAGCCAAGATTATTGGCTTATAATGGTGTGAAAGGGGTATTTACTGGTCTTGATTGGAATACACTCCTTTCTATGTATTACCAAACATACCAATCTATCATACGAAGGCCTATTGTTATTACAGAAAAGATAGAAATAAATGATATTGAGTTGAGAGACTTAGATATGACTGTTCCAATTTATTTGGCCCAATATGGTAGATATTATGCCATTATTTCCATTAAGGCAGAAGATACGGGAATATGTGAATGTAAATTGTTACAATTGGAGGTGTAGTTATGGGAAATGCGGAAGAGAAAATATTAGAGATTAAAGTGAGGTATGATAAAGCCATTACTAAGATAGCTGAATACAGTACTGAACTTGATAAATTAAAAGCAAGGGAAAAGCAGTTGAAGGAGGATGTGAGTAAAGGGCGGATAGAGAGGGAAAAATACAACTTAATGATGGCAGAAACAAAGATAGCCGCCAAAGAATACACCGAATCCATCCGTGTACTGAATAAACAAATTCAAAATGAACGTAAAGAGCAGACAGAGATGGAAGGAAGCCTTGTTAGGTTGCGGGCTGAGCTTTCCAATCTTACCGCTGCTTATGACAGATTAAGTCGTGTAGAGCGTGAGGGGGGCGAAGGCAAAGAGCTGCAAGATAAGATAAATGCCATTACCGATGAACTGAAAGGTGCGGAAGAAGAAACGCAGCGCTTTTATCGGAATGTGGGTAATTATAAAGATGCGATACTTCAGGCTACAGAAGCCCAAGTACCTTTTGTTTCCATATTGCGCAGTGGCGTTAGCGTCTTGCGAGGTACAAAGGAATTTGTTGGTGGTTTGAAGGATGAATTGGTTAAAATAACAGTCCAGTACAAAGCAGGAACGGTCACTGCGAATATGTTCTCTGGTGCTCAAAAAGCAGCGGCTATAACAAGTAATTTGTTATCTGCAGCTTTAAAAGTGTTGAAACTTGCACTAATTTCCACTGGTATTGGGACTATTGTTGTTTTGTTGGGCTCATTGGTCGCATGGTTGGCTAAAACGCAAAAAGGTACTGAATTTCTTTCTAATGTAATGTCCTCTTTTGGGGCAATTATTGATGTGATTATAGACCGGATTGCAAAGTTTGGTGGAGCTATTGCTAAATTCTTCTCTGGTGATTTTTCTGGCGCAGCAAAGGATATGAAGGATAGTTTTTCCGGTATTGGAAAAGAAATTTCAAATGATGCGAAACAAGCGTGGGCACTGAATGATGCATTGCAACAGTTAGAGAAATCGGAAACAATGCTTAATATGAAGCGTGCGGCAAGTCGCTCTGAGATTGAAAGATTGAAGCTCATTGCGGATGATACTACAAAAAGCCTGAAAGAGCGTACTGATGCGGCTACAAAAGCATACGATATGGAAAATAAACTTCAGCAGGAAAGTATTGATATTGGCCGAAAGAAATTGGCAAATCTTCTTGGGCAAATAGAACTTACTGGTGAAGCTAATAAATTGCTTGATGATATGGCACAAGGTGCAATAACGGCTGATGAGGTTATTAGCCGATTGGGTATATCAGAAAGTACAGTGAAAGATTTAAAGGAATTCTCTCAAGTTTTTTCGGACGTAGCTCAAAAGGAAATGGAGAGCTATACCCGTAATAAGGAAACCCAGAATAAAATAAATGCGATGCGGAAAGAATCAGTAGATAAGGCTAAAGTTGTAAAAGAAAAAGAACTTTCAGAAATTCGTAAGGCTGAGGATGAAATGCTTAAGCTGGTTAAGGACAGTAGAGAGAAACAATCCATTGAGATAGAACGTCAGTTTTCTCGTCAAATAGAAGATTTGCGTGTTCGCTTGATTGAGGAACAAGACCTTACAACGAAAGCACGTGGAGCTATAAATAATCAGATTATTGCACTTGAACAGCAAAAAAATGATGCATTACAGCAATTATCGGAAGAACAACTGATGAAGGAGGTGGAGAACCGGCAGAAACTAATCTCTCTGCAACTTGAATCCGTAAAAGCTGGAAGTGAGCAGGAATACCAACTCAAAATACAGCAACTTGTTGTCCAACGTGACGTAGAACTTCGTCAGAAAGAGCTTACTGAACAGATGAAGCTTGCTGTCACGGAGAAGTACAATAAAGAGATTGATGATTTGTCCGTTCAACATGAGAATGATACAGCAAAGAAACAAGCTGATGCACTCAAACTTCGATTGGATAATGAATTGGCAGAAGCTAAATTGAATGGAGATAGTGAACTTGAGCTTCTTCGTATGCAGGAACAGCAGAAGCTTGAACTGAAAGACAGCTTGAGACGGATGGGAGAGGAGAGTGATGCCGAATTCCGGGCCAGGCAGCTTGCTGCAGACCAAGAATACTTGAATGCAAAGCAGGCGGTCATTGACAAGGAAGTGGAGATGCAGCAAAATAAAGGTGAATCCCTTTCTGTCTTGGCAGGGAATCTTTCTGATTTGTTGGAACAAGCGGCAGGAGATAACGAGAATATGGCTCAGTTGGCGAAAATACTGGCTATTGCGGAGGTTTCTATTGCGCAAGGGGTAGCCATTGCCAAAGCCGTAGAAACAGCTACCCGCTCATCTGCAACATGGATTGACATGCTTGCTGCGATAGGTACTGTAGTGGCATCTGTAACTACTGTTATGGGAAAGGCTATGAAATCGGTGAAAAGTGCTAAATTTGCACAAGGAGGTAAAGTTGAAGGGCCAGGTTCCGGTACAAGCGATTCCATACCTGCTATGTTGTCCAACGGTGAAAGTGTAATGACGGCTGCTGCAACCTCGATGTTTGCTCCGTTATTGTCGGCTTTCAATCAGATAGGAGGAGGTATTCCCATTAATGTAACAGCTTCTTCCAATCAGGCGTTAGGAGAGGACATGCTGGCCAAAGCTGTTGCAAAAGGTATGATGATGGCGCCTGCTCCGGTGGTTTCTGTGGAAGAGTTTACCTCTGTTGCTAATAGGGTTAAGTACGTTGAAAATCTTGGTAGTATATGAAAGCATATGAACTATTGATATTGAATAAGAGTCTTCTTCAAATGATGGGGGATGCTTCGCTTGATGTCGGGGATGTGAAATATATTCCCGTGTATCAAGAATATGTCCGTCTGTCAAAGGAGGGACATAAAAAGACTTATATCATGCAATATTTATCCGATGAGTATAATATTGCGGAAAGGACAATTTATCGGATAATAGATAAGTTCTCAAGTAAGGTGGATGTTTAGGGGGGGCGGAATTATTCCGCTCTTTTTTTGTTTTGAAAAAGTTGCTGACAAAGCGTGTCAGTGGAATAGACTTCTTATTTTCTTCAAGCCGTATCATGTTTTCTACCTTTGTTACAAACAATTATGTGATATGGCTAAATTATACATTAACAAGGACATTGTAGCTGATAAGGATAAAATGGAAAATTGGTATTTGACCGGTGACGAGGGGCTTTCGTTTCCGGATATCCAATACTTCCTTTCATGGCTTGACCCGGCTGACCCTAAAATTGACATTGAAATCCATTCGTGCGGCGGTGATACGGTTGAGGGGTATGCTATTTATGATGCATTACGTGCGTCGGGCAAGGAAATATCTTGTACCGTTGTTGGACGATGTGCTTCTATGGCTACCATCATTTTGCTTTCTGCTCCACTTGAACGCAGAAAAGCTTATCCTCATGCAAAGTTTCTCATCCACAAACCATATTTGGCAAGATATGATGATTTATTGGACCTTGAAACTATAGAATCCATCAAATCAAGTCTGGAAGCGGAAAAGGATAAGATGATGGCTGTATATGTTGAACGGACAGGAGTTGAATCGACCATTTTGGAGGTCCAGATGAACAAGGAGGCATGGTTTGGCGGTGAGGTTGCAAAACAACTTGGATTTATATCTGATGTTCTTATACCGACTACAGCAAAAGGAACTGATTATAAACTTAATAGTGAGAAAATGAACAAAGAGAAACAAGTAACGGTAAAGCAATCTATCATTGACAGACTGCTTGCGAAATGTGGCTACCAGAAGATAGAAGACATTCCGGTAGTATCTATGGAACTGACAGATGCCGAAGGTAATACACTGACGGTGGAACGTGAAGAAGGAGAACCGCAGGTGGGAGATGCGGCATCCCCCGATGGCGAGCATGTTATGCCCGATGGTAAGACTATCATTGTAACAGACGGAGTGATTACAGAAATCAAAGACCCGGAAGAAGCAAACGGTGACGAGGAGATTGAAGCTTTAAAGGCGCGCATTGAAGAACTTGAAGAGGAAAATGCGGCATTGAAAACCAATGCCCGTACAGTTGAGGACAATAAGATACTGAATGCTGTAAAGATGGCAGGAGGTGAGAATTGGCTAGCAAAACATTGTTCAACCTATAGAGTCTCTTTGCGTACCCAATCCTTCAAGAATACTGTTGAGACACAAGCAAGTGCAGAGGAGACACCTATTCAAAGAAAGTTGAGAGAGGAAAGGGAGAAGAGAACTAAAAAGTAAAGAAAGGAGAATTGAGTATGCCTATTTTAGATTTTTCAAAATTGACGCCAGACAATCAGGCGGTGAAGGATTTGAAAGACTTGATTGAACTGACAGTCTTTCAAAATGAGGATATGGAGCGTTTTATGACGTTCATGCCTAAAGTGACCAATGGCAAGAAAGTTGGCTTCATCGGTGAGATGGAGGATGTAGGTATCGCAGGTGCCGGATGTGACCCTGAATATCAAAAAGTGGCTATCGCTGCCGCCCAGAAAGTATGGGAAATTGGCGACTGGCAAGTTCCGTTGGAAATGTGCTATGAGGATTTGGAGAATACTATTGCAAAGTACTGCTTGAAGACCGGTACCAATATTGCGGACCTTACTTCTACTGAATATATGGATGGGATTGTCCTTCCAAAACTGACGGAAGCAATGATGAAAATGTTATGGCGCTTCACTTGGTTTGGAGACAAGGATGCCGCTAATATTGACGGTTCCGGTCAAATTACGGATGGATTGAATGTAGAATTGTTCAAGACATGTGACGGTTTCTTTAAACGCCTGTTTGCCATATGTGCAGAGAATTCCGGTCAGCATACCGTTATATCAGCCAACTCTGAAGCATCTTATGCTTTGCAGAAGTCCAAGATGAAAGAATTGGGGGCTGCTACATCTGTGTTTGACACGATGCTTGAAGATGCGGATAGCCGTATTTTCCAGAAGTCCGGACATGCAATTTTTGCTACAAAATCATTATGTGATTCTTTGTCACGTGATGTGAGGGAGAAATATAAGGTTATTATGCCTTGGACGGTCATTTTTGACGGCCTTGAAGTAGGAGAGTATGACGGCGTTACGGTCGTAAAATGTTCTATTTGGGATAGATTTATTCAAGCGTATCAGAACGATAAAACGAAACTGAACCTTCCTCACCGTGCGGTTCTATGTTCTCCGGACAATTTAATGTACGGTTGTGAAGGCGATAACCCGATATCTGACCTTGATATCTGGTTTGAAAGAAAACCCCGTAAGAATTATATCTATTCTACTGGTAAACTCGGTTCTATGATTGGCGAGGACAACTTGGTGCAAGTAGCATATTGACAAAAGGAGGTATTCTATGGGAGTATGTGATGATATTTTAAAGAAAGATATTGTTCCGTCGTGTGATGATCCAGTAGTACAAGGATTGGAGCAGGAAGGGGTAATAATGAATCGTGCGGATGTGGACTTTGCAGCCACAGTATTCAATTCTACAAAAAAGAATGTGATTGAAACGCTGGCTATGAAAACCGGGAAGAAGGCTTATAAGGTTGTTGTTCCTGGTAAAAATCCATTTACGGGTACAAAGACCTCATTAGTGGCTGGCACATATCGTAGTTCGTTTACCAATACTGTCGCGATTGTGATATTGGCAAACGACCCGGATGTATGCGCTGATGTTATTGACGGATTGGCTAACGGTACCTATGTTGTGGTGTTGGAGAATAAATATAAGGGTTTACAGAAAGAAGGAAACCCTGGTGATGCCGCTTTTCAGGTGTATGGTTACTACCAAGGGCTTACAGCTACAGCTATCGACAACGATAAGTATAGCGAGGATACTGAAGGTGGATGGGCTGTTACCTTGGAAGAGCAGAAAACGCCTAAATCTGCATTATTCTTGTTCAAGACGAGTTATGAAGCAACTAAGACTGCTGTCAACACTTTGACGGCTGAACCGGCAGCATAGGAGGGAATATGCTTGTCTTGGAGATGGTTGATAAGTTGAAGAGATTGGGGGATAAGGTCTCCCTTTCTTCTTCTGATAAATCAGACATTGAACTGATGTTTCATGAAGTTCTTGGTAGGACATTTACCAAGACCTCATGTGGTGATTGCTATCGTGACGCTGTGATTGAAATGTATTCGTACTTAAAAAGATATGGAAAAATGAAAGAAAAATCAAGTTATGCATTGAAAAATGGTGTATTGCTCCAAGTAGGCTTTGGAAGTAGTGAAATGTACACCAACAACAATCTTACTGACGAAGCGGCAGAAAGGTATCTTGCGGAAAATCCTAAAGGGATAGTCTTTTTTGCTTCAACGCCTTCCGATTGGGAGAAAAGGGTTGAAAGACGGATGAGTCCTGCTTTACCATTGGATGAAACTTTGGTTTCAGAATTGGTGAAAGCCTTTGAAGTGGAAGGTGCTACTTCTGAGTTTGTGAGAGATGCGTTCAAGACTTATAAACTGAACGGGAAGAAAGTTACAGCTAAAGTATTGGATGCTCATATTAAAGAGGCTCAATCTGTAGTTGACTCTAAGCAGACTATAGAAGCCGTAGAAACGGTGAAATAAAGAACAACCTCACGGAACGATGAATGTAAATGAATTAAAGAAGAAGAGTAATAGGCGTGTTGACACGGGCTATTTACGTAATCTTGGCATCCAAAGCTACGGTGATGATAATTTATATCCCCAACATCTAAGAAATATCATCGCTGCGAGTTCAACGGGTAGTGAATGTGCAGAACGTTATGCCAATTTCATAGAGGGAAATGGGTTTCGTGAGGTTGCTTTTTCTGAATATGTGGTTAACCGCCGTGGAGATACGGCAGATGACATCCATGCTTTCGTCTGCAAGGATGTTGCTGATTACGATGGGATGGCGATACATGTTAATTATAATATGTTCGCAGATATAGTGGAAGTACAGCACATCCCCTTTGAAAATTGCCGTTTGTTGGAGGAGGATGAATCCGGATATATCGCAAAAATCGCAGTTCATCCGGATTGGACAGGAAAGAAAACCCGTCAGGGAAAAGCCATAAAGGTAATACCAGAAAATGTAGAGTTTATAGATGTATTTAATCCACGTAAAGAGGTGGTCTATGCGCAAATTCGGGCTGCCGGAGGGATTGAAAACTATAAGGGGCAGATACTATGGATTAGCAACACAGGGAAATTCGTGTATCCTATCGGAAGAGCTGACCGTGTGATTACGGAAATGAGTACGGATGAGGGATTAGCCAATGTGAAGTATCGTAATGTGCGTTGTAACTTCATGCCTTCCGGGATGATAATTACAAAGAAAGGTGCTTCTTCGGTACGTTTTGATGAAAACGGAAATCCTATAAAAGAGGATAGGACTAATGAAGATACTGGTTTTTCTGATACTATCGTGCAATTACAAGGAGACACCAATGCGACAAAGGTCTTAGAGGTAACCTTGGAATCTGATGAAGAAAAACCGGAGTTTGTGGATATTAGTCCTAAAAATTATGATAAGGAGTTTACCGTTACTGATGCCAGTGTGGTTGAACGTATTTATTCGGCTTTCGGGCAGGAGCCTTGGTATTGTATCCGGATTGGTAAGGTCGGTTTTTCTGGGGATATATTGGAAGATGCTTTTGAATACTATAACTCTATTGTGTCAAAGCAACAACGCATGATTGAACGGGCTTTTCAGAAAATTTTTGCGCATTGGTATGAACCTCTCAATCCTTCCAATGACTTTAGTGTACAACCTCTTAAATATATAAGAAATGCTGCGATGTCTAATAACAACAGATGAGGTCTATAAGTTGGCTCGTACGATGTCAATACACATCGATACGGAAAAGATAGAGGCATATATTCGGGAGTCGGAGAACATTGATTTGAAGTCAGCTTTGGGTGATGCTTTATTCTTAGATGTGAAAGAACATCCGGAAAATTATAGTGAGTTGCTTAATGGTAGTTCTTATACCATAGAATGTGGAGGAAAACGTTCCTTTGTAGGGCTGAAAACGACATTGGCATATTATACCTATGCTCGTATCGTGAAAAATGGAGATGGAAATGTCACCCGTTTTGGATTTGTCAATAAAGATAACGAATATTCATCGCGTTCTGATTTTAAGGAGAAACTTATGGCTTATAATGATGCTTTCTCTGTTGCTGATAGGTATATGAAAGAATGTGTTCGGTATTTGAATGATAACAAAAAAGACTTTCCGCTGTATAGGGGAAGTGGAGGGATTAATGCTAATCGTGTAACTTTTAGAGTACTTGGTGAATAATGCCTGATACACTTGACATATTAAGGAAACTTGCTCTACAGATAAGGAACGCCTCTTCTGAGGGAGAGAATACCGCAGAGAGGGTTGGACGCACGCTGGTCGGAATCTTGAATCTGTTATCCAAATACTCCCCTGAAGAATTGGAGAAGATTTTTCTGAGGAAAGATCGAGCTGACGGCACAAATTTTCTGTTGAAGTTCGGCGAGTTTATCGACTCGATGGTCGCGGGCAAGGGTGCCGGAATATTCCCTGACGGCCGTATGCAGCTGTCCCGCCTCGAGGTCCGCGACAGCCTTACCGTCCTTGAGCTTATCTTCAACCGTCTCTCCGCCATGGAGAGCGACTATTCCTTCTCCGAGTCTGGTACCATCGAAAGTGTATCGCAGCTTGAAGACGGCACATACAGCCTGAAGATGAAGAAACGGTGGGATAACGACTTTACTGCACTGGCAGAAAACGATGTTGTATATGGTGTTGTCAATGACCTTGCATCAGGTGGCGGCAAGTATTATACCTCCTGGCTACGTGTCTTGCATGTTGACATCTCAGCCAATACGATCAACGCTGTGATGTACCCTGATAGCGAGGTGCCGGGTGGCAAGAATTATCCTCCTGAGCCGTTGATGATATTATCACACCGTGGCAACCCGGTTGATACTGAACGGCAGGGTTATTGGTATCTGTCATCCCGTGAGCATTGTATCTGCATGCTTAACGGGGTCACAAAACCCGTCCTTGAGGAAAGCAACTATTCGGTGATCGTCGGCAGGCTGAAGCATCTGTCTCTGTTCGACAACCTGCCCATCAACTACCTGCACTCTTATATCTACGTCCGGGGATTGGTAGCGCAGGACATCCACCGCATCGACTTCCAAGGCGTATTGCCCCGCATCGCCAACGACCGCGGAGAGTGGAACATGGAGACCGCCACCGGAGCAGAACCCTACCAAGCCGACCGCGAGGCACAGACCGAGACCGTACGTGTGATGATGTACGATACCGTGTGGCACTACGGATGCAAGTGGATGTGTCTTGTTTCCGGCACTACCGACGAACCGAAGTACGGAGCAGCGGGCTGGGCAATGGTCGAGGGCAATCCGGATTTCAGCATCGATATAGAAAGCTCCAATGGCTGGTACTTCGATGCGGAGCGTTTTGCGACCACCCTCACCATTACCGGTGAGCTGTACAACCGTGACGTTACGGCGCATATCCTTGACAGTGATGTGGAGTGGACGCGCGATACGGGCAACGTCACCGAGGACAACGCCTGGGCGGTCGCACACGCGGAAACCGGCAAGTCACTGCCGCTGACGGTCAACGACCTCGGCCCCGACTATATGAACATGACCGGGTGCAAGTTCATCGCACGGGTATTGCTGCGTGACGGGCAGAACAATTATGAGACAATGAATTATATAACTTTCTAATTATGCAGACTATACAGAAGAAGATAGAGGTCAACTACCGCCCTCTCCAGACCAGCGGCGGGATAGAGGTTGTCGGCAGCGTGCCGGACGTGCAGGTGTACCAGGCTGACAAGGCCGAGTACACTCCGGACTACACGCTTACCCCCCTGACGCTGTTCCCCCGGTGCAATGCCACCGACCCGGATGCGGTGGTCAAGGTGGGTGCGGTCAACGCGTCATTGGTCAACATGAAGTGGTACGAGCGCTTGAACGGTGTGCGGACATTGATTACATCTGCCAACAAGAGCTATGTCATTACCGAGACCGGAGCCGAGAAGGGTAAGATACAAGTGAAAAAGAATACCGTTCCCGGCAGTCCGGTAACACTGGAGTTCTACGCCGAGTATGTCGATGTGAAGCGTACTGGACAGACGCACGTCTACCGTTTCAGCCGTCTTGTCCGCGCCGTTGACGGCAGCGAGGCGCAACCTAAGCTGATGGTCGACTCTCCGTCGGCACTTGACTGGAACCCGTGTCGGGACATTGCCAGGCAGGCCATCACCGCCAGACTGCTTGTCGGTGATGTAGATGTCACAGCAACCAACAAGTGCAAGTTCTTCTTCTATCGGAAGCTGAATACGGGCGCACTGGAGCAGATTACCGACGGTAACGGCGACAATGACTGGGAGTTCGTATCACTGACAAAGAACGTGCTTACCATAGACCGGGACTATATCGGCCACGAACAGACCTACGTCGTGAAAGCATCGTACTCGAAGGACGGTGCTCCTTCATCCAAGCCGGACAGTGACATAGACTATGTCTCCACCACCATCCGCAGGCGTATTCCCAGCATCGAGATTGACTGGGAGGGATTTCCGCAGCAGGTGGCCGACGGAACCAAGATGATATACCCGAAACCGGTCATCCGTGATACGGCAGGGATTGTCCCCAATCCCCAGGCCATCCTTGAGTGCGAATGGTACACGAAGGCGGCCGGCGCCTCCTCATACGTGCTGGCCGCTGCCGGGTACTCGCCCTCCATCCCATGCACCGACGGCATGATGCTACAGCTGAAGGTGATTGACAAGGGCCCGTATGCGGCGGTGGTGACATCTGACGGCAAGTACGTGACGGATGACAGCGGTAAGTTTATAGTGGCAAGGAAAAGGGATGTTTAACCATTAATCGATAGCAGTATGGCATTTTATATCAAAGTGACGAGAGAGGTTGCGGACAAGCTGGGAGTGGCAGGAATCCGCAACAGCACTGCCGACGGCAATGTGCTGTTATGGCAGGCCGATGTGGCAGGCTTTCCCGGCGATACGGTATTCGACCGGGCGGCAGTAGTCGGGGGCGTGTGCCTTTCCCCGCAGCAGGCCAAGGGTGAGATAGACGGCGTGGAAGATCCGGTGGAGGTCGCCACTCCGGAGGGTTTCATGGATAAAGACGGGGAGGAGGTGACCGATGAGCGTAGCGAGTAAGGTCGGGCAGGTAATCTTTTCGCAAAAGTCTGGCGTTTACATGCCAGCGATTATGTGCGACAAAGGCGACCTCTATCAAGAGTATGATGGTGAATCGGGTGCTCCGACAAACATAGCCCCCGACTTCACCACGATGAAGCCGACGCTCTCCTTCCTTCTCACCTCCTCACGGGTGGCTGAGGGGGGTGTGGTGCCCTCTTCCATCAGGTGGTATTTCAATGACGTGTTGATAAGCTTCACATCCAACGTTTCCACGAACACGTTCGGCGGCGAGACGGGGCATTTCAAGTACATCCCCTACAAGGCGGGCACTACGAACTATTACGGGCTTCAGATCGTGAAGAACCTGGTGAAGGCGTCGTCCGGTGCGAGCTGCAGCGTCAAGGCGGTGGCTACGGTGACCGTGGGCAACGTGTCGGATGAGGTGCAGTTCGTTTACAGCATCCCTATCACCAAGGGTGTGGGCAACCAGAACGTGGTGACCATCGTTTCCGGAGATGACAAATACTTTGCCATCCGTGAGAAGGGAGGCAGTGTCGTTCTCACGGCAATGGCGAGACGTGGAGCGTCAGAGATCACCTCCGGACTAACCTACAAGTGGTCCAGGATGGTTAACGGTGCCTGGCAGACACTCGTCGACCAGACCGGCAAGAGTCTGACCGTTACGGACAGCCTGGTTGACACTACGGGCATCTTTAAGGTGGAGGTGTCGCAGGGCGGCAATCTGATAGGCCTTGACACGCAGACGGTGATGGACTTGTCAGACCCCTACGACATCATAACTAATCCCAATCCCGAGGATGAGACGATTGTTTCCGGTTCCGGAGGTTCGGTGACTTATACGCCTATCCTTGTCAAGCGGGGACAGACCACGAAGGCAAAGAATATGCTGTTCTATTTTGTCTTTATGGATTCGGCAGGGGTCATTCTCAATCCGGCTACGGCGAATGTGGCTGCGGCAAGCGGTACCTGCACTGAAGCTATGTGCCAGCAGGCAGGCGGCAATGTTTCATGGACAATCTCAACGGCAGCATGATATGGCAAAGAAAGCGTTGGCAAGCAAGACGGGAGAAGTGAAGTATCTCCAGCAGGGACCGATCGGTCCGCTGGTCTATCCGGCTGGAGAATATTCCGCATCCACAGGCTACACCCGTACGGCTCTATCGACACCGATGGTACTGTGTGAAGGTCAATACTACGTGTTGGCTAAGGAGGGCACATTTAAGGGTGTCAACCCCAAGACAGACTATGCGGCAAACGGCAGTAAGGCGACATGGGTAGTGATGGACAAGATACAGTATGCCTTTATCGAGGTACTGATGGCGAATTTCGCCAAGCTGGCAAGTGCGGTGTTCTATGGGCAGTATATGTTTTCGCAATACGGAATAAAAGCCGATGGCTCTGCTGTAGAAACGGTAGGCGGATATAAAGATTTTAATTACAATGACCCGATGAATCCGGCAAACAAGTTTCGACCAAACTTACTCCTTGATTTTCTGACTGGGAGCTTCAAGGGACGTAATGTTGAAGTTGAGGGGACAATTATTGCCAATGCATCATTTGTTCGGATGCATGATTTCCGTGCAAACGAGGGGTATTTCTTTTTGAATCCGGCTTTTGGCTCTGAATTTCGGAATGGCCGTCCAAACCGAATTTCCCAGAGTATGTATATGCTTCCAGAGGCTGTCCAATATAATGGGATGAAAATCTCGTTGACAATATATAATGCAGCAATGGGAAGCACTTATGGTTATACTTCAGTTGTAACAACAGATGGATTTAATGAACTTACATTTGAAAATAATGAATATCATTATTGCAATAAGATCGCTATATCAAAAAGCGGAGTATATGAGTTCATGTCATTAGGTGCAATATGGATTCTAACTAAAGGAACGGACGTAGCCTATTCTTATGCGGAATTGGAAGAACGTACTTACGAAGACCCAATTAATTAGCAAAATATTAAACAAAACGAGAATAAAAACAAAATGTTAAACCGGTTGTCGTTTTTATCCGAAAATGACGACCCTCAAAAGTACAAGGGATATATGATAGAGAAGGTAAACATAAGCCAAGTAATGAACCAGTGTCAGATAGTGACTGATACAAACTATGTGTATGTGGAACTGGCAGATGGTAGTCAGGGGAAAATAAAGAAAAGTGATTTGGCAAATGTGATGAATACATTAATAGGAGGCTTATTTCCAAAGTTATTTTCCACTCCTTCAGCTGGAAATGTAAAAGGCTTTATAATTAGAACAGCAATAAGTACGGCACAATATCGTGCCATAAGGTTGCAATGCTCTATAGGTTTTAACCAAAACAATATGAGTAATGAGAATTTCTCTGTTAATATAAAGTATTGGGAGAACAAATTCGCAGACAGTCGTCTATCCAAAGAAAATTACAGTTCAACAATATGTAACTATATCGTATGCTACGTTGATAATGACAATACTTTCAGTTTTTATTTAAACAGTAAATACCCAAACCATTCTGGCGGCTATCTTATGTTGTATGCCATATCAAATGTTAATGGAAACAAGAACCAAATTCTCTCCATGGAAGCGGTAACATCGGAATATGTTATTGGCTCTCATTCCAAGGAAAATAAAATTACCATTTCATAAGTCTTTCCAATTTTCTGCCTATAATTAAAATCCGTCCTATCCTCACGGACAAGACGGAAAGTCTGTATTAACTAATTGATTAAGTATAAGTTCTATAAATTCCAACTCTTCGGACTTTACTTTATAGAACAAGAACTACTTACTATGCCTAAAAAGACATGCGGTAAAATTAATAAAAATCAATCAGAATGCCAAATAAAAGCCCGCTCAAACCATCGCGGTCTGAACGGGTAGAATACTTCTTGTCAATGCAGTTTGTTCATGGGGCAAACTGCATAAAACCTAAACACTTAACTGGAATAATTGGCGGCATTACCCACCAAAAGCATCCGACCCTCACAGGCTGAGAATACTTTCATTATTCCAAAGAATAAAATAGTATTAGTTAAGTAGTATATCGGCTAACTATACAAAGTTACAGTATTTAGTCGGAAACAGCAACCATCTAAGTAAAAACATCCCGATACTTCACAGACCGGGATGCAATGCCAAACAAAGAGAGTTTCCGAATGAAAATCAATATGAACAAAATGTCTTTAAACCTTAATGCAACTAATACCTATTGTCTAACCATAACAACTACAAGTTACTGATAACTTTTAAGGCATAAACCATAGTACAAAATTGATGCCAGAATGATTGCGCAACAATATTGCATTCATTTTCATTAATATAAGGCAAAATCCTCTTTTAACAATACTGTGGAATATTGTGGAGTGCTCCACGGTATTGTGGAATAATTCCACAGTTTTAAGTAAGAGTTGGTGCTTTTCACTCTGACCGTCCTGCAAAGCCTATTACGTTGATATGTCTGTTAACGATATATATTTCCATGAAGACCACTCATCTTTCCCGTTGGCAGTGACACACTTTCTTACAAGGATAAAGTTTTTCCTTGCAGGAAAATCAATATGTATTGTATATTCATCTATATACAAGACCAAGAGCACACCATGCGCGCCATAGGAAGTCCCCGTACCAATTATGGGGTCCCCATGCTTATACACACCAGGTTTCTTGAGGTTATCTATAACTTCTTGACTGTTATATATAAAGGAGCCTCTTGCACATAATATGTCACTCAAAAAAGAATCCAACGGTTCTAAAATGCCCTCTCCCTGGGTGTTCAGCCCGCGTATCTGAGCAATTATTCCGTTAGGCAAACCTCTCTCCACTTCTGACAACTTAATCTTTTCCATCATACCTTTGTACTTTTGAGGGTCAAAGGATATGACGGAAATAAGCAATAAACAGCAATGAGCACAATAAAAGTAAAAGTTACTGAGCAATTTATATCGAGAACGAGTAAGGAAGGCAGGGGAATAACCCCTGCTAATAATTAGTTATCTGCATGACATTTATTCCCGTTTCTTTATTTCCGTTGTTCTTAACAAATACAGTGCCATTGACAGCCTTCTTATTCAAAATAATCTTGCCGACCTCTGTGAAGTCCGTGGAAATACTCGCACCATTATTCAACAATATATTGGCCGATACTCCGGCGCCGATCATTATCAAGGCTGTCGCCCCAGCATCAGCCCATCGAACCATGTACATTCCATAATAGGATGTCTTCAAATCGTATTCCTCCCCCGGTTGCAATGTCAGTCTCCAGGTAGGGAACATCTCATTCCTGATATTCTTTATATTGAGCTGCCTTGTGATGGCATTTATCACGCTTGTGTCTGTAATATCAATCTTCTCTATCATATCCCTTGTACTTTTGAGGGTCAAAGGATAGGGTAGGAAAATGGATACTCCAAAAGTCTCTTATGTTTTGGTATTATTTATTAACGTCCAATCTTTCAAAACCTCTCCATTGCTACGAATGGTTTTAATATATATTCTTGCAGAGTTGGTAATATATAAATGGGCTGTGTATTGAAACCCTCTTAGCGCTAATAAAATTCCAGTGCCCATATTATTTAAATTATCAGTAGATGAATATACACCGGCACTGATTTTACTATCGTATTCTTCATTTAATATATTCTTACCTTGTTCAAATCCATTAGCTTGCATAAGTCCCTTGTTTGCTTCTGTTGCAGCAGGCAGTTTTTCTCTGATTAACTCAACCACATTGGCATCTGTTATATTAACCTTTTCTATCATATCCCTTGTACTTTTGAGGGTCATTAGAATACCCTTTTTGGTTAGGCTGTTGAATAAGACTACCTTCACCGCAAAAATGGTTTACGCATATATTCGTGTGTCGACAGACAAACAGACTGTCGAGAACCAAAGGTTCGAAGTCCAGAAATTTGCAACGGAAAAAGGACTTGTAATAGATAAATGGGTGTCCGAGAAGGTTTCCGGTACCAAAATTGCTAACGATAGGAAATTAGGTCCGCTTCTCAAGAGGATGAAGAAAGGCGACACTCTAATCATAACAGAAATCAGCCGATTAGGAAGAAACCTGATGGGTATTATGTCAATGCTTCACCTCTGTATGATTAAGGAGACTTGCGTTCTTACTGTCAAGGAACGTTACGAATTAGGTAATAACATCAACAGTAAGGTATTGGCATTCGCTTTCGGTTTATCCGCTGAGATTGAACGTGATTTGATCAGTCAGCGAACCAAGGAGGCCCTTGCTTACAGAAAAGCTGCAGGAATACGACTTGGTCGGAAAAAGGGGGATAAAAACACGCATTACAAGCTTACAGGAAAGGAACCTCTCATTAGAACTATGCTCGAATATGGTTATTCAAAGGCAGCCATATGTCGTAAGCTTAAATGTAACCCTAAAACATTGGATGACCATTTAAAAAGGATGCAATAAGTAATCGGATTTCAAATATAAATTCCTATATTTGCTTGTAGAAATGTATATAAATACCAAGAGCTTAGTGGCAACTTACGTTGTCATCGAGCTCTTTTTTTATGTCCTTTTTCAAGGTTGTGGAAGCAATTACTTTTGCTGTCACGGAATGTCAGTGGAAAATTGTAATTCAACAACTTGTTTGATTTTGCCTGATGTACATTTGTGCGGTGTCGGACAAAAAATGGTTATTAGTAGATTATTAAATGAATTGGTGAAATGGATATGAATGATTGGGTTATGCTGGTGACCGCCCTCGGTGGCATCGAGGGCATCAAGCAGCTTATTAAGTGGTGGATGTCGCGCAAGACCAATGCGCGTATTGAGGACGCACATGCTGATGTCGAGGAGTTCAAGGCATTACGGGAGTACAACGAGTTCCTGCAGAAGCAGCTTTCGGTGAAGGAACAGCGGTTTGTGGAGCAGACAGACCGGCTCCGTAAGGTGCAGGATGAGTTATTTACACTGAAGGAGGCTAATTCTGACTTGAAACTGGAACTGGCACTGAAACGGTGTGAGAGAAAGAAGTGCGGTGATAGAGAACCGCAAAATGGGTATTAATTGAATAAGGAGGAAAATTGAAATGGCGAATGTGAATCAACTTGCACCGTTTATCCTAAAATGGGAAGGCGGTTTCGTGAATGATCCGGCAGACCTTGGAGGTGCTACAAATATGGGTGTGACTATCGGTACGTGGAAGTCATGCGGCTATGACAAGGACGGCGACGGTGATATAGACGTAGATGACCTGCATCTGCTTACCCGTGAGGATGTCGTTAAACGGGTGCTCAAGCCGCATTATTGGGACAGATGGAAAGCTGACGATATTAAATCGCAATCAGTTGCTAATATCCTTGTCGATTGGGTGTGGGCATCCGGTGCACACGGAATAAAGATTCCTCAACGTTTGCTTGGTGTTACTGTGGATGGAATAGTAGGTCCTAAGACCATTGCTGCGGTGAATGCCAGGAACCCGCGTGAGTTGTTCGACCAGATCAAGATTGCACGGTTCGATTTCATCGAGGATATATGCAAAAAACGTCCGGCGAACAATAAATTTAAGAGAGGTTGGATGAATCGGATTAATGATTTGAGATTCGAGGAATGAAAAAGTTACCGTGGATATTAATTGTACTGCTGGCAATTGCTTGTATAGTGGTTTGGTTCCGTCCGCATGAGCAGCCTCCGGCTGAAGTTCGTGTAGAGACGAAGATAAAGACGGTTGTCAAGGTAGATACGATGCTTATCTCTGCACCGATGGCTGTGTTCTGGCGTTTCGTGCCGGATGATACGACACGGATAGGTGATACCTTGCTTCATCGTAAGCAAGTGATATATAGAGACAGTTCGTATCGTGCTGTGGTGAGCGGATATGTTGACCCTCGGCTGGATAGTTTGCTGGTATTTCCTAAGACTGTGTATCAGACGGTGACGAATGATATCTATCATCCGGTGGTTGTCAAGTCGAAGAAGAAGCGTTGGGGATTAGGGTTACAGGCAGGGTATGGCTATCCGGGTGGTTTTTATGTCGGTGGTGGGGTGAGCTATAATTTGTTTTGGTGGTGATCTTATCGAATATCCAGTATCTATGTGGAGAAATAATGAGATAATGTTGCCTCAATCAAGATTATTCTCGTGATTATAGGGAGGTTGATTACATATTACTGATAAAACAAAATTTTGTTGTTAACATATTTTTTGCTACTATTTACATCAAAATATTTATATTTTTCTTAGTTAAATTATTTATTTCAAAATATAGTCGTATATTTGCAAAAGAAAAAAGCCCCTGATCTGGCAGGATGAGGGGCTGGTTTGTTTTAATAAATAAAAAAGGAGGTTTAATGAAAAAACAGATTAAAAGCCCCTTAATTGCGGGCAAAGGTATGCAATTATTTTCAGATGAGGAAATGATGCCACGTAAAACGATGACTCAACAAGAATTTGAGGAGTACATATTGCCTTATTCGGCTGATATAGTCGATGCAATAGAAAGCGCGTATTCTGAAAGTAAAAAGTTATGTAATTCTTATCCAAGACATTACCAGAATCGAAACTTTGAGTCAAACAATTTAAATTCATTTGTACAAGGTAAAATCAGTGATATTCCTTATTTTGAGTGTGGAGAAGTGAGTGGGAATGCACGACGTTTTTATTCCAAGGTTGGAGTGAATAAACTTTTCTTTAAGAAGGTGGATAAGTTTCTTCGTCCTTCTGGGTGGAATACGAAAAAGGTGCAAATGTATAATGAGCAAAAAACAACAGATGTTTCTGATACCTTTCCCATTACTTATATTGGTTATCAGGTTGATAAGTCTAATACATCAATATGTGGTATATATGCAATTCACATGGAAAATGGGAAAAAAGAATGGGTATCAAATATTGTCGATTTAGCATTTAATGCCAGTAAAGTCATTAGTGTTTTAAAATCTAACAATGATGCATCTGTTACAATAAAAAAACAGAAAAAAAGGAAAGAGTCTTTTTAAAAAATAGGCTATTATGGAGAATTTATTATGAACACTATTAATTATCGAAATATTACTTTAGCGCGTGAAAGCAGAGGTATGACTCAGTCTGGATTATCAAAAGAAGTAAAAGGGTTGACTCAAGGAAATCTTTCCAGAATAGAAAAAGGGTTATTATCTATATCTGATTCATTGCTTGCGGAAATCTCAAAGGTACTGGACTATCCTCTATGTTTTTTTTATAAGGAAAGCCAGGCTAGTTCAAACGGTTCTCTATTTTATCGGAAGCGAGTAAGTATGTCTCAAAAACAATTATCTATACTCGAGGCCAAAGTTGACATTCTTAATATGGTAATAGATGAATTAATGGAGTCTGTAGATGTTCCTGAGTTGAATATCCCTCATTGCGATGTATCAGGGAGTAATACCCCATCAGTTATTGCTTTTAAATTAAGAGAATATCTTGGTATTCAGCGGGGACCATTAGAACGAATCGTTAATGTTTTAGAAAAGAATGGGGTAATAGTCATCTTTCTAGATATTGATAATGACAAGTTTGACGGAGTCACTAAGTTTACGAAAAAATCTCAACCTGTTATCTTTGTAAATGCCAATATGCCAAACGATAGGAAAAGGTTTACTATCGGACATGAATTAGGTCACTTAGTCATGCACCTTCGCGTACCTTTTGACGATGTCGAAGATCAAGAAAAAGAAAGGCAGGCAAATGAGTTTTCTGCAGAATTCAATTTACCATTTGTAGAATGTAAGCGTTCTTTATTTAATATTAGATATGGCGATTTAGGCAACCTAAAAATGTATTGGAAAATGTCTAAGGCTGCTATATTACATCGAGCTAGAGAAATTGGTTCTCTGAGCGATAATAGTTATAAATATTACATGATGACTCTAAGTAAGACTGGACAAAGAAAAGAAGAAACAGAAAAAGTCGATATAGATCAGCCAGTGTTATTGAAAAAGATGATTGATGCTCATCTTTATGATTTAGATTATTCTGAAGAGGAATTATCAAATCTTGTTGGGTTGTCTGTTGCTGATTTTCAGAACTTGTGTACTATGTTAAATAGAAAGAATTATAGGTTAAAAATTTTGTTGTAGTAGTTCTAGCTTTCTCATACATGAATAATTGCCCCGTCTCTCTGATTCGGGGCAACTTTTTTACTTGTCTCATTTACATTTAATACATTGCGTACAGACATGAATGGCTGTTGTAACACTTAATATAGACTCTCCAATTATGAATGGAGTTCGACCAAATGTAATGAAGTTTGGCTTTATGTTTATAAACATTCTTCTAAAACTGTTTTTTTTGATATTTATTTTTTATTTTTGAAATCACTAATCCTTAAACATAAAATGCTATGTACACTCTTAAATATGATAAGAAAATTAAAGAATTCCGTCATCGTGATTCATGCTTAGTTCGAATAAGAAAAGAAAAAAGCATGGCTTTTAAAGAATGTAAGTACTATGTAATTCATGATTATTACCCTTTATCTGGAATAGGAAATGATGTAGATAATAATATAAAGACTATTCGTAATTTTATATATAGTTTTAAAGATGGACATAAAGCTGCTGTTGAATCTGCTGCTAACATAATAGTGGAAAGTATTAAAAAGGAAGGAGTTAATCTTGAAAACACTTGTTTGATGATAATACCTGCTTCAAAACTGGAAAAGACAAATAAGCGTTTTGAATATTTTTGTAGTATAGTAGCTAAAGTTTTAAATATTGAAAACGGTTTTAACTACCTTTCTGCAATTGAACATGAAGAAACGAAAGGTACTAGTAATAAAAATATAACACCATATCTAACAATAAACTCAGAACAGTATAAAGGTAAAAATGTATTGCTGTTTGACGATGTTATTACATCAGGCTCCTCCTTTAAACAAGTCTCTGCTAAACTATTAGAAACTGGTGCTAAAAGTGTCACTGGTATTTTTTTATCAAAAACAACAAGAGAGTAATGTATGAAATTAAAAAGTTTATCAAATGATCCTCAATATACAGACGCAGGTCTAGAAGAGGCATACCATATAGTATATTATATTCCTAAAGGATATACAGATACAACCAAGTGGACTAGCATGATTAAGCAATTTAAATGGAACAAGAATGATGAAAATGACCAGTATATTATCGATAAATGCATTGAAGCCATAAATAGCGCAAACTTAAAGTTTGATTATGTTATTAGAACATTAGGAAGTTCTGAAACAACAGCATTGAAATCTGCAAAATTAAGACCTTTAGCTATTGCTATTGCAGATGCTGTTTCTGCGGCATATTTACCGCGTTTGTTAAAGAAAAAAAGGGTAACTACTCCTCTACATAGATTACCGGATTTAGCTTCTAGGAGGGTAGAAATGGAGGGGGTTTTTGAAATAGAGGTAAAACAAGATCTTAATAATAAATCTGTGTTGATTGTCGATGATATTTCAACAGCTTGCGTCACATCTGCTGAAATAATAAAAACATTAAAAGAAGAATGGCCTAACGCAACTTTTTATTTATTTTGTATTGCGAGAACAATTCATGATGAGCATGCTAACGAAAATTTATAATTGAATATGAGCATATCTAAAGAAACGGAATTAATTATTAAACTGAAACATTTACCAGGTTTTGGCCCTAAGACTGTGGAGGTGGTAGCTAAAGCTATGATAGAATGTAACCTATTTTCTGATAATGACATTGTGTCATATGTACAGGAGTGCATAAAAACTCATTATATAAGATTAAACAAAGAGTTGACTCCAGATCTTTTTCAGAAAGCTATTGATGAAGCTCAAAGAGTTTTAGATGAATCTTTGAATAACGGCGTACATATTATTTCTCAATATGATAATTTGTTTCCGATACAACTTAAAGAACTGAAATCATATAGTAATAATAGATTTAAAGATGTAGCTCCAATAGTACTTAATTATAAGGGTGATATTAATAGTATTAATAATAAGAAATCAATTGCAATAATTGGGACAAGACACCCTACAATAGAAGGAGAAGAAGCAGGGCAATATTATGGAGAATATTTTGCAGAGAAAGGATTTAATATTGTTAGTGGCTTAGCATTAGGATGTGATACTATTGCTCATAAAGCTGCCTTATCTGTAAAAAATGGAACAACTACAGCTATATTAGCTCATGGTCTTCATACTATTTCTCCAAAGGCACATGAAAGCATTGCTATAGAAATAGTAGAGAAAGGTGGAGTACTACTATCCGAGTATTTTTATGGCTCTCCTGCTTTTAAAACGAACTTTGTAGAAAGAGATAGGTTACAAGCGGGTTTAGCTATTGCTACAATTGTAATTCAAACTGGGATGAAGGGTGGTACAATGCATGCTGTCCAAACGACCATTGATAATAATAAAATTTTGGCAGCAGTCTTTTATAAAGATCAGCGTGTGAATGAAATGGAGAATGTTTGTGGAAATAGTTATTTAATCAGAAAAGGAGCTCTTCAATTACGTGAAGCGAATATATTATACAAATTCTTGCAGTCAGGAAAACAACTTCAGTATAAACATGATTATGAATCACAGCTATTATTCTAATATGTATATTTATGAAGAAAGGTATAATTTTTGATCTTGATCAAACCTTAGTAGACTCAAATATTGCTAAGTCGTATAGAAGTGCTCGCGATTGGAATATAGTTTATTCACTGATTTCTAAATTTGTATTATATGAAGCTTATGATAAAGTTTTTGAATTTATAAGAGATAATGATTTAAAAGTTGGAATTGTGAGTAAAGCCCCTTCTGTTTATGTAAAGAAAGTATTAAATCATTTCAATATACCTTTTGATACAGTTGTTGCTTATCATGATGTTAAATTACAAAAGCCAAACTCGGAAGGAATGAATTTAGCATTGACTCAATTAGGTTTAAGTGCGGAAGATGTTATTTCTTTTGGGGATGAGGTTAGTGATGTGATAGCTTCAAATGGAGCGGGAATTGAAAGTGTTGCTTGTTTATGGGGAAGTGCTAATGAAGAGTCATTGTTAGGATCAGATGCTGACCATGTAATTTATACTCCTAATGAGATAATATCTCTATTAAAATAGTATTATGTGTTAGATGGGTAGCTGAATAAGCTGCCTTTATATTCAGATTTCAGTAATAATTCATATCTATTGTGTGTGACATGTCCCGGCTTTCGTCGGGGCTTTTTCATTTGGGCCCTTTCTTTTATAAAATTCCCTCAAGTCACGTAGGGAATTTCAGAAAAGCAGTTGTCTTTATAGTAGAATCCGGTATATAGTGTTAGTATAGTCCTTCTTTCAGCCATTGCAGTTTCTTTATACTGGATTTGCAGAATGTTCCAACATTGTGTGCTCTAATTGATTGTATATATTGAAAGGAACATGCTGGACCTCAGCTTTTATGCGGCTGAGGTTTTGTCGGAGACAAGAGTGCGTTGTTGAACGTGCGATGGAAATATGTGTTTAACCAAATTATTAGTTATGAAAAAAGAGTTTTGTATGGTAATTGCATTTGCTATGGCTTTAGCCGGGTTATTTATGCTTATGTTTATGCCATTTGATTAGTGAATGTCTGTTTGTTGACTGTTTTATAGAAGGGGCAGCTTATTCAGCTGCCTTGTTCCATTTCCCAGGAATTAAGTAATCCATATTGTGTAATTATTCCCCATGTGTGGTACTCAGTTCCACATATTTCCACACATAATTATTCCTTCTTGTTTTTATAATATGCTGATGTATAATGTATTATGTACTGATGTACATCATGGCATATCGTTTGTCCTATAGTTAATACAAAAACTATATTTATTTACTTAAAACTTACGATTATGAAAAAAGTATTGGTAGCATTAGCAATGGTTATGGGATTAGGCAGTTCAGTAGCATTTGCTTACGTGGTTTCTGGAACACAGTCTGTAGAGCAAACTCAGCAAAATCCTCAGGATGAGTTCACAAAAGTGGAAGTAAAAGACTTGCCTCAGGCAGTTATGAATGTCTTGGCTAAGGACTATGAGGGGGCTGTAATAAAGGAGGCTTTCATTTCCGAGAAAGAAACCGGTAAGATTTATAAGGTTGTGTTGACCATCACCAAGGAAAATCAATCCACTGAAGAAGTGACGGTACTTCTGAATGAAAAAGGAGAAACTGTAGAATGAATGGAAACTCTGTAGTGGTTCGGCATCCATCTACAGAGATGATTTGAGATACTTTTATGTCTATCTCGTTAATGCGAAAGGGGCGGCTGAATAGTCGCTCTTTTCGTTTATATTGTAATAATAGTTCGTTTCTTTTTTGTCAGAAATTCCTATTATAGAGGGTTGTTTTATACAAAATAATGTTTATATTTGTATTCTAATCCCTATTGTATTATGAATGACAAACAACAACTTCTAATTGATTGTATTTCCCTTCTTCCCGTTATAGGCATTCTGGTTTTGATA